ATACACCCAACGAACTCATCGCCAGCTGCGAGTGGATCAGCTGGATCAAATCCCGATTCTGCTCGACCGAGAATTGTTCCCGTGCCGTCGAATGCCTTCACTGCGCCTGCACCGTCTGTTTCCAAAAAGGCACCTGCTGCAATTACGTTTGTGCCTGCTGGGGCACTTATTGTCACTGGTTTTACCATTGTATATATTCTCCTCGACGTGTCCTTGGACCAGCATTGATTGCTCAACGCATCGCTGTAACCTCATCGATATATGTAATATAGAATTGATCATACACACATTTAAATATATTCCTTACACATACTTCAATCGATGTAAGTAAATTTGAAGAAATTGAAAGAAAGAAAAAATTGGGCGTTAGCCCGATTTATGCAGTTATGCTTGCGATTGCTTGCGGGTAGATGACTGCTAGTACGTAACTCATAAGAGCAACGATTTCACGGTCATATGGATCGCCTGGCAATGCACCCTCGAAGGTTTCAAGCTCGCTTTCTCTTACAAGCATTGCAGCCTTCTTACTGTCAATTACAAGTCCCTGTGCAGCCGTTAGGAATGGTGTTACCACGATATCCATCTGGTTGAACTTTAGAACAGGCATGTTCACTGTCACGTCGCCAGGTCTGGCGGTTGCGAAGTAGACATGTTCTTTCCAGTCAGTGCTCTTTGCAAGGATTCCCCATGCAGCTGGTGAGACAACAAGATGTGTTGCCAAGAAGCCGAATGGTGTTCCGTTTGCATAGACAGCGCCTTCGACAGATACTTGTGCGTCGATGACTTTGTCGTAAGTGATACCACCACCGGCTGATGTTGCAGCTCCTGCGGCAAGTCCATTTACGATGTCAGATGCAAGTTTCCTTGTAACTGCGTCAGCAGCGTTTTGTAGAATGAATCTTACGAAGTCATCCATACCACGCTTCATGATCTCCCATGTGATCTTCGTTCCTACTGCAACTTTTCGTGGTGTTACGGTGATGTCGTCGACTCCTTCATCGAAGTAGCTAACTACTGCACCCTCTGCAACTTCCACTGCAACAGTTGGTTGAAGACGTGGGATTTTATAAGCGCCAAATCCGCCTTTGTCTTTTAGATCGTCGTTGATGTAGACAAGCTCAAGAATGTTCTTGATATTCTCTACGGCAGCACTATATAGTGTAGTGCTAAGCATGGTCGTGTATGCACCACTTGCAGTTGAGGTTGTGATGTCTTCTTTGAACTTGACACCATATCCTTCAGCAAGGCGGATTGCATTTCGCGCCCACGTTTCTGTTTTAGCTTTGCGCTGAATCCCTTCACACAGCTTCTTACCAACTTCTTCAGTTAGTGCAGTGCCGTGTTCGGAATACTTCATTTGCGAAAGCTTTTCTACTTTGAATTTTCTCATGTTTGCTTTCCTCCTAACCCCGGATCAGATGCTTTGCAGCTTCACCGAACTTTGTGTGGATTCCGTTTTCAGCACTCTCCACAAATGCACTCCTTAGTATCGCACTTTCAGACTGCGGAGCGAGAGGCTGTTCTTCATCGCTTTCATCAAGTTCGTCTCCGAACTGTGATTTGAATTTCTCCTCGAGTTCGTCGATCTGATTCTTAAGAGCTTCAACGACATCAACAACTTTGCCCATGTCATCTTCCATCTCTCGGAATCGTTCTGTAATTACGGGTTCCTCTTCGTCTTGCTCAGTCAAAGGTTCTTCCTCTGCGCCATCTTGCTCTTTGTATCGAGCCTTCTCGCGTAGTCGTTTCCCATTACGAACTCTCTCTTTGAGCTTACGCACTCGGCGTAGCCTTTCCATCAACTCTCCTTCCTCTTCTTCGAGTTCCTCAGCGAGTTCTTCCTCATCCATATTTTCGGATTGGATTTCCTCTGTGTTCTGCGGTGTCTCGTCGCCTATGTTGTCTCCACCATCGGCTGGAATCGAGTTGTTACTTTTAGGATCAGTTTGAGTATCTACTTCGGCTTCATTTTCTTGCATCCGGGACTCCTCGTCTTCGCCTTCTTGCTCTTCGAGTTCTTCTTCGTCCTCTAAAGCCTCTTGTTGCTTGCCGTCCTGGATCTCTCCGTGGTCCTGGCTTGCATCAGGAGTGAGCGGCGTAGTCGGGGTTCCGTCGGCACTACTTGAAGCAGTAGCAGAGACGTCCTGATCCGCTTCGTTTTCACGGTATCTCTTTTTTGCCATACTTTCTTCCTCCACCTTATGCATCCTCGAGAGCCGCTCGTGCTCTCGCAAGATTGTGATGAGTTGTTCTTTTGTCTTACTCATTGGGTCACCTCTCGCAAGATTCTTGCTACGTCATCTTCCCCAAGCGTCCGAATGAATGATTCGGCCATGATCTCAGAACTTACGTACTGAAGATCCTCGAGCGAGCGGGAAAGCAGCTCTTCTACAATAACAGCTGCTGCCGATAGTTTAGCGTCTTCAATGCTAGGATATGCCTGTTTGAGTAATGGGAATAGCTTTTCAGCTCCTTCACTGCGCAGATCACCTGGCATCAACGGTCCACCAATCGCGCCGTCTGCTGTGCTCGTTGTCGCATCATGACGAAGACTAAGCGCCTCCGCGAATGCTGCGGTTGTATCAAGAAATCCTGGAGCGGGAACAATTGACCCTTCAATGATGTCGCTTACATAAGCTTCAGTAAATGAGAGTCCTGATTCTTGATTGAATCTCTCTTCAACTCTACCACCGATCAATTGTATTGAAACATGTCGAAGATCTCCTCTTTCGAGCTTTCTGATCATATCGCGTTCATGCGGATCAATATCTGCTTCGTAATGCCATCCAACTCCATCACAATATGAATTGATAAAGTGACCAACTGGTAGCGAAGTATCTTCGACTTTGTGATTGTACATAACTGGACGTCCAATCAAATCCTTGTGTTTTTCACGCACACTTGCCTCATTATAGAGTACATTGTTTCGTGAGATTTTGTTAAATGGGAGCATAAGACCTTTGAGGATATATTTAGTCTTACCAGTATGCGGATCGATCTTCTCTGCGAACTGAAAAGTACCTTGTCCTGGTACCCACACTTCTTTCATTAGCTGGGCGGTCTTCATTTGTTATCGTTCTCTAGTTCGTCTATCCTGTCGAGCATTTTATCTTTAGTCCAGCTCATTGGAAACTCTTCGTCATATACATCAGCTGCATATTCAACGAGTTCCGCCTTTGACATATCCTCTAGATAAAATTCTTCGTCCTCTACGTCTTCTGTGATTGGCTCTGGTTCTGGTTCTGGCTCAGAAACTTGCTCTCTTGCAAGCCATTTTCTCTGTCGACGTGTTAATTGTTCGTTTGCCATTAGTATTGATGTGTGTTCGCGTCTATTTAAAAATATTCATGACTTGAACATCTCCTCCATGATTGATATTTTTTCTCGCATGATAAGTTTTTGTCGAATTCTCTCTTTCTCAGCAGGCCATTTTCCAGTGATCTTCTTATGAATCACAGCGCAATACGCTTCTGGTGAATTCTTGTCAGAGTTCTTTGACATGCAGTCATCGAAATCTTTATAGTCTCCGAATGGCATTAGTCCCAGCCTCCTTCGAGATACACAGGAATGCTTCGATACCCAAGATGCTTGAGAGCAGCAACCCTATGATTTCCTTCTTCAATCTTATTCGTGCGAACATTATATAACGGCACAGACCTAAGCTTTTTGCCGCTGTTGATCAAGTCAATTATTCCTTGAATCGATTTTCCAAATGAGCCCAGCACATTTCCAGCTCTTCTAGCTGCAAAGTTGATGTCAATGAAAAATACTCCAAGAGTCGGATCTACTTGTTGTGCAGCAAATAGCTTACCGCTTGACTTATCAGAGGAGAGTGCTTTGAATACAGGACTCTTCCATTCAGCAGAAGTCAATCGTTCGTCTATAAGCTTCGCAGCAAAGTCTACATTCTTGATCGGAACCATTGCACTTGCATTCAATTTATGAATTAAAGCCTTTGCCTCTGCTACACTCTCATGAAGAAGTAGCAATTTCTCGGTGTATCTCATTTTTCGACGTATTTCAGTAGTAGTGTGTAGTACTTCGGGTTCTCTTCGAGATGATCGATTGCAATGCGAGCAGCATCCATTGGATCTTTTGTGTGCTCGAACTCGATCGGAAGTCCCAAGTGGAATTCCTCCATAGGGAATCCTCCGAAATCGCCCTGAGGCTTCTCTTCGTTCCCGTATATGTCTTCTTTCAATTTGGTGAGCTTCTCTGTGTACTTGAATGATTCGACTTGACCTTTCTCCCACTTCCTGAACCAATTATATAGCTCCTGTGCTACGGAGCGTGAGATGTCGTATGAAACCATGAATTCTTTCACATCATATTCTCTACGGTCTTCAAGCAAGTCTTCCTTCTTGAACATCTTGATCAATGAAGTTGCCTGTGAAGACAACTCTCTAAACGATTCATTCAATTTTCTAGAACCAAACTCAGCCTTCATGATATCCATAATCATCGTCTCCTTGTCAGATTTTGAATAAATCTTAAAGTTACGTTGAGCAATCTGATATAGTTCGTTTGGAGTTTTCTGCTTCAAAGCTTTATACCTAGATTCTACTTCAGGTCTCCATGCTTCCTTATGTAGGGATTCTAATTTCTCTGTGTATTTCATTATGCGTTCCTCGCGAACATGTACAAGAACTCGAGCACTTCTGCACGTTCGAATCCTTCATCCATGAGTTCTTTCTTGATTCCTTTCGCTGCACGTTTGAATGCGGTCATGTCAGAAATCTTTGCTAGACCGCCCATACGGTCAATTGCATCTCGACTGAGAGCTTCAGTGTGTAGTGTGTTTAGCTTCTCTGTGTATCTCATTTGATTACCTCAAATTAAGAAGATCTTTCAAAGCCTTCCTATCTTCACCAACAGATCCTTTTGCTAGAGCGACTGAAACTTGCTCTCTAGGAAATGTGTCGTTAATGCGATCGATTGCTTTGACTGTTCCAGCTACATTACCTGCTCTAGCAAGTGCTTGAACTTTCTTCCAATCAGCAATGTCTTTTCTCTTCATTGCTTGATAGTCTGGATCATCCTTCTCATCACGGATCTCTTTTTCACCAGACTTGACTAAAGCATCAATTCGTGAAGCTTGCTTCTTGAGTAGAGCGGGCATGTTTACTGCTTCTCGTTGTGAACCGTAAGTCTTATCTTTATACCCATCTCGATCTTGAGCAAAATCTTTACCTGCAGCTTGCTCTGTTTCAGGATCTGGATCGACCTCGCCACCTAAGACGCGTTCAGAAAGTTTTCTGATTCTTTCTTGAAGCTCGGCGTAGTCTGCTCCAGCAGCATTGTTAGCGAGTTTTGGATATCCAAGCTTCTTGTAAATAGCATTCTGTTCATCAGTACCAAGAGCATTCCAATGTTGACCGTACATCTTCCAAGCCATCTCATTTACTTCGTCGTCGCTTGGACCATTTGAAACTGATTCATTATTCTCAGGTGCTGGGATAGTATCTTCAAGTTCTTCACTCGTCTCGTCGCCGAGCTCGATTTGTTCGCCAAGTTGCATCTTATCAGAAATTCTCAGAGCTTTCTTGAAATCGCTATCTTTATTGAAAGCAAATGATCGTGTACCACGTGTGTACTCAATCTTTGCTTTGCTCAGACGATCTTCAAACTCATCCGCTTCCTTATCAGAAGGCATTATAATTGAGTTGAATTCTTTGAATGATTCTTTCTTGATCTCCTTTGGATCCATTTCGTCAGTTGAGAATTTTGTACCGTCCCATTTGACGATCGGTTTACCACCACGTACGTCAACGACAGTTCCTGAGATCTTGCCCCATGACTTCGTACGTCCTTGGCCAGAAGTTGAAACTTTATCGCCTTTCTTGAATGATTCAGAATAATCACCCATTACTAGATTGCGAATTTCAAAATCAGATGGATCACCTGGTTCAAACATCTTCTTGTTCCCGATCACGACTTTATTACTACCTTTCTGCACAATCAGTGCGTATCCAGCATTTGTGGATACAGAACGTGTTTTGAAACCTGCTGATTTCAAAGGTTTATCCATATCGAATAAACCAGAAGCAGATTTCATGATATCGATAACCTTATGCTTATCTGCAGTACTCATCGCTTCACTTCTCTTTGAATCTTTGTTAGAAATAAAAGAACGATATGCTCTGATCGCTGATGCAGCAATCTCATAAGCCTGATCCAGTGTCAATCCTTCTTCGTCTTCCTGTAGCATGTACGCAATCTCTTGAATACGTGGTTCATCGAATCCTTTCTTGACTCGATTCAGAATGTGTTTGTGTGCCTTCTTAACGAGATCAGCTTTGTCATCACCGTCAAGAACACTTTCTTTGTACAATTGTTTTATTCGTTGACTAGTGTTCATATGTTCCCTCGAATGTTTTTTGACGAAAGCGTCGAGCCGTCTCTTGACCTCGGATGCACCCATGCCGAACAGTTGACCAACGATCGCTATATCAATCGTTTCAAGACCTCCAGAAGCAAGTGCTTTCTTAAAATACTCTTCTGGAGAGGAAAACTGTTCTTTGCGCTTTGTCATATCAAGTTGTTTAGAGACATCCGTATATTTAAAAATATACATTTCACTCCTTGCGTTTAACACGCTTGTAAAAGATCGCTCTCGGACTGCTCCCAGCCGGCTTCACGCCTTGCCTTTCGACAATAAACTTCGCTTTCTTCATCCAGCGAATGAGATGCCAAGACTCAGAATTCGAGAGACCAAACTCTTCAGCAATCTGTTGTCTACTCTTTGATCGTTCTAAGAACTCGAGTACTTCATTGATCGAATACTTACTTTTCTTCTCCAACAGCAGCACCCCAGATCTCTATTCCTTTCGTGTTGTTATCACGATTGGTCCGGAGCTGCTTTTCCAATGCGACGAATTGGTCTTCTAGTGCTTTCTTGCTATTGGCTCTAAACGTCTCTATGTTATTGAGCCACTCTTGCTTCTTTTTGCATTCTTCCTTCCAGTTCGTCCAGACTTCATCTTTCGTGAGTGTAAGATCTTTGAGCACTTGCTCTTTCATACGATCAACTTGGTTGTCCGCTTCTTCGTATGCATTCTCTTTAGATTCGTCCAATCCATCGAGTACGTGGTTGATGTCTTCTAGCTCCTTCTTGAAACTAGCTACAATGCCTTTGGCATTCTCTTCATAATATTCTTGCTCAACGAAGAGCTTGTAGATCTTCTGATCTCCACGTGTCTCTGGAATGACTTCTCGTCTTGTCTCCTTTACGTTTTCGATTTCCATTATTTCTTCCCTACTCTATATACATAGAATGCAAACCAGATTGTGAGCAGAATCATTATGAATCCTGCAAACCAGTTGTACATCATGAACATATATCTGATGCAAGTGTAAAACGCAAACGCTAAGATGAGGAACGCAACAACTGCTTCAACCATCTCTTGCTTCATATGCGAATCACTTCTTGTTTGAATGTTGATTTTTATCTTGTCTGTCATCTTACTGTGGATCTAGCATTGCAGTACAACGACAATTGATTGCTACCCCTGGGAAACTATCGTCCGTGAGTGGAGCTTTCCCCTGCAGAGCGTCTGCGATCTTATACGACTTCATATGTCTCTTTGCATGAAGTGGACGTACTCTGTTATCGTTCATCGTCACCCAGATGAACTTCTCGAATCCTTGCTCTTGCCATTTCAAGAGACGTAGTAAGTTCGTTGACTTTCCTATCTCAGTCCGAATGATCCTTTGCACTTCCCAGTCTTGCGGATTCTCTTTGCGTTTATACTTGTCAATGACTTCTTTCACTTGCTTCTTGATCTCAGCGTGTGACAGTCCTCGTACAACTCCATCCAGAATCAGCCTGCGAACATCTTGTACTTTCTTCTTGTTGTATTGTTTAAGTTGTGCGTCAAAGTTCTTCTGTAGCATTGCTGCTTTATCCATGAGTGCTTTTGATAGCTTCTTGTCGACCTTCTTGTCAACCTTCGTGTCTAGAGCTCCGGTTCCTTCATGAACGTTATCAAGAACTTTTGCAAATACATCAGTCGCAATACTAGAAACCTTCTTATCAAATCCTTGCATCGTCTTCTCAAGCGAATCAACTGATTTTGAAGAGGCAAATGCTTCTGACGTCTTTCGTTTCTTCTTGTCAAATTGCTTAAAGAACGAATCAACTGAATCAACAAGTGCTGAGTCTACTTGCTCAAATGCTTCATCAGCGAGATCATCTTCGGCGCTTCGTAGTTCGGGTGTTGCGCCCTCCCGAAAACCTTCTGGGGATTGAAGTAGTTGAGGTGGTTCAGCGTCTGGAATGCTTACACCTGGAAACGCGTCCATATTACCATACGTCTGTTGGACGTCTTTAGCAAATTGATTTCCAGAGTCGGATGGTAGTGCTTCTAGTCCAACGAGCTCTCTGTATTCGTTGACTGTGATGATGTTTCTATCAAACAGATCTCCAGCGAATTGTAGTTTCTCGCTCTTACTATCGAAATCGATCTCTCCGAACTTGAACGTCGCATCCTTTGCTAGCCAAGTATATTCTTTTCTGAGCTCATCAATGATTGCTTTATCTAAGAATGCAACGAGCTCTTCTCGCATTGACTCAAGTCTATATTCAAAGACTACTCTGACTTCTTCAGATGTAGCTCGATTGATGTCAGAGTTCCATGGAGTCAAGTAATTCGGTACAAGACCTGATGTGACATCTCTTCGAAGCCAATCAACAGGAGCGCTCATGTCATCGTACTCTCCAACATTAGATAGCGAGTTGATCTCGTGTGGTTTGTTGAGAATGATGTGCTCGCTATCCCGTTTTGCATCGAAATCACTTCGGAGCGTCTCTATATCTTCGACTGTTGCCGGATTTTCTGCATCTCCTACACTTATGATCTTAGCGTTGAGAGCACGATAGCGAGCAATTATGGACCAGTTCTTGACGATCTCCTTAATAATGTCTGTGTCGTCTATAACTGACATGAGGAAAGAACGGCCGTAGATCATATCTCGGCTCCACCCCCACTTAAAGTGGGATATCTTCGCTTTGTCAATCGGTATTCCATACACCGATCTGCGGAACACTACGCTACTAGCGAGTACGTAGTTAATGAACCAAAACTTTGGATGCATTTGCGTCATCTCTCCGAAGAGATTTGAGAATGGATATGTTTTTAGTTCAGTTGGTACTTCATATATCCACCATTTATCGTGTTCATCTGATGCAAGATTTCTAAAGACTCTTGCTGAGTCTGTGATTGTGAATACGTTGTCGAGAACGAGTGAGCCATTTGGAGTCTTGGCAAATGTATTCTCAAAATATGCGTTGCCTGTAACAAGAGCTGAGATCACGAAATTTCGAATCTCTTGATTTCCTCTATCTCTTTGCTCAAGCCATTTGTTGAGAAAGTCTTCGGTCTTCTTGTCGCTTGACTCAATAGAAATATCGTTGCCTACGACAAAGAGCGCTAGTTGGTCGATGCCACTGTTGACTTGTGGTCTTGTAAGATACGCTTGTGTTGCAAGCTCCATCTCTTCATGTGGTGTGCGTGCTACGTTTTCATCGAAGAGTCCAGTGCCGAACCGTAATGCACCTAGCTTTGTAATGAATTGCTTAGCCGTAAAAAGTTCAGTAAATTTCATCGTTTACTACCTCCAAGATTCTTCGATATCATAAGGAGCTGTGCTAGTATTTGCTCCCAGAGGAAGTATCCTGCAAAGCCTGTGATAAGTGAAAACCAAAATGGTCTTTGTCCGAGCGCATAAAACACAACTGCAAGACAAAGCGATATAAACGGAATCTCAAAGAGCGGTGCGAGAGCTTGTATTGTAGCAAGGAATTTCCTTCCTTTGACGCGAGCGCGAGCACGTTGCATAGTGATCCAATTGGAAAACTTCTTCCAGAGATATTTTACTTTCGCTAAGAACATAGTTGGTATTGACATGTATATGTTTATAATTTTTGCTCTCATCGCTTTTGCCGCTTCAACCACTTGATCTTCTCTGATAAATCCATTTCTCTATGCTTTCCAAACGATTCTTTTGGCGCTGACGGATCAGATAAAGCTGCGGATTGTGTTTTTGTAGCGAGTGGTGTTGCTACGATCGTTTTGTATGAATACGGCATCAAAGCTAGCGCATTCGAGAAGATGATATCGCCGTGTCCTGTATCATCTGCTGAGACTTTGAACGTGTAATCCATCATAGTCATGTGATGCAATTGTAATTCGTCGGCCAGCAGCGTGACTGCATCTCCTTCGAGTAAGCTCTTTAGATTGACAAGCATATACTCTCGAATGTTTGCCTTCCTCTTTGCTTCTCCAGTTCTGATTCTAGTCGAAAAGTTGATTCCTTCAACGATTCCAGGATTCGTTCGCTTTGCAAACTCATAGAGTCCGAGACCTAATCCAGTCTGATCGATGCGCATCCTCACCATCGATGGAAATGCTTTGATCACTCGATCTAAGATCTTCTTTTGCGCTGGCAGATCAGTCTTCCTGATAGCTATGAGTGCTCGTTGAATGTATTCTTTCCGAATCGTACTATCTTCTAGTTCAATTGAGAACTCTTCGAACACACTGATTGCTGTGAAGTGAGTCGTTCGCGCTACATCTACTCCGCAATATATTGGGTTAGGTGTTTCGTACGTCCACGTATCTGAGATCGCTATCTTGTCGCCAAAGTTTACCAAGTCTGGATCTTCTGTTCTCTTGATAAGCGAGTGTGGAAAGAACGAAATGCTATCGTCAAGGAAGTCACACATGTACTCTTGTTTAAATATCACTGGATCTCGCATGCGCTTACTCTCTAACGCTTTCTTTGAGATCCATGGTGCAATCGGTACAACGTCTTGTTCTAAGATCGACTTTTCTGGATTGAACTTGCGCTCGTCAAACACTGGATACCGAAAGAATTCAAAGGAATGATGATTCTGAGTGAGCCTGAAGAAGTTGTTGTGTCTTCCATTCGCTGTGCTTCCTATAATAATCTGTCCGATGCCACTCTGCATTGTATCTTGGACTGCAGCGAGTAGCTCTCTATCATGTTGCTGAAACGCATACTCGTCAATCAGCCCACGAATCAATCTTCTACCTCTTACTGAGTCAGCAGCATTTCCAGATGGATACGCTCTGATGATTGTCTTTGTATCGTTGAAGACGATCTCAGTCTCCTTGACTTCGATTGACGATTTGTTCGGAAGCTTCGAATGATGCACAAGCCATGCTATCATCTTCAGAATATCTTTTGCGTTACGATAGCGCTGTGCAATGACTGGGATAAGTTGATCTTTGTACGTAAGAGCTGATACGATCAACTCGATTGAGAATGATGTTGTGAATGAGATACCTCTTGCTTTTACAACGAGAATATCTTTTGCATCTTCGTCTTTGATGTTCAAGCTAGCAGAGTGCCACTCCTTCTGATAGTCAGTCATGTCATACGGGATCGGTTGACCAACTGGATCTTGTACTTGGAAGAGTTCTTCGAGTAGAGCGCAATAGTCTAACTCGACTCGAGTGAATTCTTTCTTCGTTTGATACCAAGAACGAGTAGTTCCTTGAGGTCTTCCTTTCGCTCTAACAATCATACTTTTCTACCACATAATCGACAGATGCCGCAAGCACACATGATCTGCACCCTCCCACGACATCTACACTTTCCTTCTCTTGTTGGCTCACACAACTAAATCACATCACTTCCTTCGTGCCATTGCACACGAGTCACTCCATCAGAACAATTCTCTAGAAAGCACAAACATGATGTCATGTGCTCATATGATCTGTTCGTTGTCATGTTAATCACAGTCGAATAGTTTGCACGCCACTCCCACTGATTACAAGATCTAAACTCATACTCTGAAAAACATGCATCTCTGCAAGCGTTCTCTGAATTGGGCGTGTTGTCTATTGTACACGGACATGTGCATCCTGTCATCAGTGCTGCAAGCAAAAACAGCATCGTTGGTCTATATCTCATTGCGTCATCTCCTATCGAACTTGAGGTACTAACTCTTCTCGATCGCTACCTTCTCTTCGTACCACGAGAAATCGTGGGAATTCGTCAACCTTCACACCTTGAATCTCTTCATGACTTTCAGGGATTCCTTTGACAATGCAAATGATCCCTTCATTCGTGTGCTCAGCTGACACAATCTCTGGATACGCCTTCGTAAAGAACGTGGCCAGAGCACGTTGTGTTATGATGACTTCTCTCTCATCATGTGCTTTGGGTTTTCGTCTTCTCATGTCTCACCTCTGGTATTTTATTCACCGTCGCATCAATGACGTCAGGATTCTTAATACGCGAGAGAATGTCTGCGAAGCTTAGCTCTCCTTCGACCTTGAACGACATCTTCTCTCTTGTGATTTCCTCAAGCGCTTTCAATCCTTCGATCACAGTCTTAGAAAACTCTGATCTCGCTTTCAATGACGGGTGAACGTCAAGAGCTCCTCTCTGCATGATCAGAAGAGCGTCGTGCGTAGCTGACTCGTCAAATCGCTGCACGATCAGAAACTGTTGAATCAACTCTCTAGCTATGATTGTAACTCGCGGGTCAGAAAAATCATACCTGGTTGACAACTGAGATACTAATTTGTACACAGAGTCTTTCTCATATGGACAGTGCGTGATGCCTTGCTCTTTTGCTTCACGCTCTATAATATCAATAGCTCGCTCTCGTAGCTTATATGGAAAGTGATGTCCTGCTCTCGTAGCATCGAGCATCTCTTTCAGATCCATCAGCTCTTTCCAATCATCTGGATACTGATGTTCAATATTCTCTTGAATATCAGCTATTTTCTTAGAAAGATGCGGGCATGTGATGATATGTTCTCTCGTGATCCGAGGCAGATGAATCGAAATCTGAGAGAGTGCAAATTCAGTTACCGAACTAGGTTGACGGACAGCAGGAAGCGTAAGCATATCATATACAGCTATCTACGTATATAAAAAACTTTCCTCACTCTACTTTGTAGTGCGTTACTCTCTGTGGAGTCCAGTACACGTAGTCATATACTCCAGGAAACGCCTTCTCACATCTGTTAAACTGCTGTTTGGCTTTAGCCCACGCGCTCTTCGTGTCATTACTCTTGATTTCGTAGTAGATCATACGTCTTCCTTTGCCATGGCCTCTATACACAGCGATATCTAACTCTCCTTGATACCGCCCACCATACAACACTCGCTTCTCAACTATCTCAGCCCAAGACTTCTGACTCAATCGCTCTGCGAGCTCATCAAGATAACTTGCGTGCACTCCGCTGAATCTTTTCTTAGGTGCCGTAGTTCGTCCACGCTTGGATTTCTTCTTCCGTCCTTTCTTTCCCATGTACCTTTCTGGATACCCAGATCAATTGCTCGAATGCTGTTAAATATGCTAGTGCTTCTGCGTGTTCTTCTGGTCGTCCGTCATCCCTCCAATCTCTGTAGGCTTCGATTAATGCATCGATACATACGATCTCCCAAGGTCTAGTTCTAATCGTCTTAGGCTTTACGCACCTAACAACATAACTATAGAGATCGTACCTCTTCTCCACAGGTAGCTCAAATACATGCTCAGCAACCTGTGCAGCATAACATTTATCAGAAGTCGTCATTTTATGAAGAGATAGGACTCTTCAGCTTATTTAAAAATACTCATAGGGTTTAACCATTTCGTATTTCCTCCACTGCTTGTCGCAGCGTCTTACCGCAAGTGCCTACGTACTGTACGCCATCTTTCCAATGTGCATACTTCGTAACACCTTCGATTATCGCATCTTTGAGTTCCTCATCAGAATGAGTTCTCTTGTCTAACTTGTGATGACGTACTAACGTATGATAACTCTCTTGCAACTCAATGTACTCGACACAGTTCTCTAGCTTGTGTCCGTGTTCGTCTGTGAATCCGTACTTCTCTAAATCTTCAAATGTCATCGTTCTTCCTTCCAGCTGTGTCCTGAATCGGCACATATGTCTCGCTCATGATACTACCTCAAAGATCTGCACTGGTCCTGCAATGTTATCGGCATAATTACAATGCCCGCAGGCCGGACAAGCCCACGCAACACGTTCAGTATTCAAGACAACTGTGCCTTTTGGATCGAACAACTTCTCACAGTTCTGACACTGCATCTTCACTTCAGTCATCTTGTCTCTCTGTGATCGCAATCTGAAGGTTGAGCTTCTTGTGCTTGTTATTAAATACACCGAGTGCTTCTTTCACTTCAATCAGAAGCGTTCGCATCGCTTCTAACTCTCCTCGATCATCAGTCGTATCTTCTTCTTCGATCACGATTGACCTTTGCTCGTCATCTTTAATCTGTAGCACGTATCCGTTGCTCATTCTTTCAACTTCTACTTTCATCTGAGTTCACCTCTGGTGCACAGCGTGAACATTTGCATGCTGAGTATCTTGATAGCTCTTCTCTGACTTTTACATAATCAGAGAACGCTGTTGCAAAGGCAAACACCTTCGCTCGTAACTCTGTATCAGCTCCTGAGAAGATCTTATCAATCGTGTCTGTCCAAGTATCACTCGTAAGCAATAGCATGAACACGTCTTTCTTGATTCCAAAGAACTCCTCCTGAGTCATTCCGTAGTGAGCGTGCACGCTAGAATCATGCTCTCGCTCCTCTGCTCCAATCATTCCTATGATTCCTTCAATCATTTGCTTTCTCCTCATGTTCTAGAAACCGCATGTATTGCTCGAGCTCTAATAGAAAGTCTCTCGATTCATTTCGAACCTTGTATCTATTCGCTGGGCAATGAGCAAGTCCCTTCTTCAGCTCCTCTGCCGTGTATATGCAGAGCTCTCTAATCCTCTGCTTCTCTCTAGTTTCAAGAGGCGATTTCATAACATCATGGCACAATAGATGTATATAATATTTCCTCTATACTGTCTCTGTCACAATCTGACTTTCAAGTGCTGTAGTGTCGAATCCGTATTGCTCACAACGTTCGAGTACTCGAGACTTGATGAGTTCAAAGTCACGTTGGCTCGGTCGCCAGCCATTCCAATTGTCAGCAACCGCTTTATGATCAGCTTGACTAAGATGCTCCCAGAATAACCATCGATTTGTTTGTCGACCACGTCGCTCGCATTCGTCGCAGACGATATTCCATCTCTGAATCAAATACATCAGCTTATCTTTGAAGAAATTGATGTGACCTTTATTCAATGTGAATCGAGTCGGAGCGTATCCTTTCGGATAAGGCGATTTCTTGACATGGCCGAGCAATTTCAAGATCTCATTGTACTCTGCACCTAGATGTTTATCGTGAAGATGTCTCGGATTGATTCCAACATTTATTCTAACCATATACTACAATTCCAATAGAACTATATAATATTTTCCTCTCCAATCGAGCGTCAAGATTCAAGTAAGTTCTGAAATTCTTAGTGTGATTACTGCAAGGTAAAAACCGCTAAATTATTTTTGCGTAGAGAGGAGGGTTACTTACCTTCTTACCTTATATAAAGATGTGACAATTTAATTTTTGTATGTGCCACAATATGGCACAATATTAAAAAGACTAGCCTTGCGTATAAGCCTCCTCTATAGCAGAATCGAGCGGTCGGTTTTTACCTTGCAGTAATCACACTAAGACCGCTCGAGATATATAAAGAATCAAGCTGTAGCGAGATCCAAATGATTGAAAGCAAACAATATAAATATCTATAGGTATCTTACAATATGGTCATTCTAAACAAGCCTATTAAAGCGTCGCTGAATGCATATCCAACCAAGCTAGGTGGCGTCTTCTCGATGGATCCATATATCAAATCGAAATGGGCTAAGCAATTACTGATCGCCTTGACCGAAGCGTTAGGTAATGATGCTGATTTAACTAAGCTGATGCAAATGATCTCTGAGAAACGAGACGATGTATTCTTTACTCGAGTCGTTGAAATCATGAATGCTCACGAGTCTACACTCTACCGAAAGAGGATGTATCAATATATGGTGTCGCACCTAGTCATGCATCATAGCGCAAAAGAAGGGGAGCCAAAGACTACGACAGATTTCAGCAACCAGATTCCAACTAATCTCTACACATCGATGAGTAAGATGAATCTCAAGCAAGTACTCTTTCTCGAAGCGATCTTTGACAATGATACTGATTCTTCGATTTTCATCAAGCATATGTCAAGAAGTCGTGGTACATTATTCGGAAAACATAAGCGTAGTAAGCGAATTTCCTGGGAAGGAGCGAAGATCATCTCAGAGATTAATGCAATCAGAAAGTATGCAAGACGGTGGCCATTCTTCACTGACATTCAGAAAGTAAGTTGGTAGTAGAAGGAAATTTTATATAATTCATAAAGGCTACTACTTTTATTCCACCACCTCACAAAGGAATGGAGAGCCGTCAACAATGCAAGAAAACACTACTGAGCCCTTACCTGTGTTTGAATTCTCAAGTGATTTAATGTCGGACTTCACGAACTATCTGAAGAAGACGAAAGACTTCGCGCACTTGAGTGATGCAGAGATTCGTCGACTGTTTGAGCAATACAGCACAGGCATGGAAGTTGACAAGTCGTTTACCCAACTCTATGCAATCTTCATGGAACATAAATTTGAGTCAGAGAGTTTCAAAACCTTCATTCGTCAGGAGAGTATCGTGCTTACGCCTGACATCTTACCACTCATTGAACCGAATACGGTTCTGAGACAATTGGAGGAGCACGGCAAACCTATATGGCAATTCGCTCATAGAGATGGTGGAATATCTTCTAACGACGATGGTGCTGCGCTCCTCCAATGTTCTACTGCACAAACATTCATCTTGAATATTCAAGAGAAATCAAAGCATCAACACAGAACGCATGCAGATTATCACTGCTTCGCATGCAAGCAAAATTACACGAAACGAGTGTCAGAATTAGAAAACGAGTATGGATTCAAAGAGCCATGTCCTAATTATAAGTCAGATGGTAAGACTAGATGCTCGGGGAAGAATAGACCAGTATCAGGGGGAGACGGGAGATTCGTCTCGTGTATTGCGGGAGATGCGTTTATCTTCATAGAAGATGAGTATGGCCACTTACAACAGAGACGAGTGTACTTCACAAGTTTCGATCTAGATATTAAAGAAGGTCCGCAATGGGTGACAGGAGTGATGACTACACCAGCAAATTCGAAAGAGCCTGTTGTGTATGTAATGGCAAGTGAAGAGATGGAGACGGCCGCGATTCCTGAATTGGTTCATGCAAAAACACTTCCGGAGGCGCGAGTTGCTGTAGAAGACTTCATCGCGAAGGAAGCGCATATCAAGTTTGATAACGCAAAGCTGATCATAGAACTTATGATCTTACAAGCAATCGCATACCACCTCTTCAATAATAAGCAGGTGAACATGCTTCTGGTTGGACCACAAGATCTTGGAAAGACGTTCATCCCGACTTATATGGCTCCTGTATTATATCGTCCATTCATGTGGACGTCGTATGATTCTGTATCTGTGCCTGCTCTACGTGGTTCATCGATGAAAATGTACATCAACGGTAAAGAACAAACGATGAGAAGCGAAGGTCACCTCGCTGTTAAAAAATGCATATTTATAGACGAGATCCTCAAGCAAGAAGGTGGCAGGGGAGGCGTCAAGACTAACAAATTACTCGAAGACTTCAAGCAATATCTTCTAGAAGACAATGTGACTAACAATAAAGTAGGAGGCAGCGGAAGCAGCCCGAAGAATGCAGTTGTTATTGGAGCAGGAAATTTCTCGACTCGACATCATAGAGATTATAAGACGAAGATCAAGAAGAGATATGATACGATGATGGGCAGTCCGAATCTGCATGAGTTCGCAACGAAGCAGCAGTTCGATGAATCGTTAGATTACTTTGGTGATTTAGAAGAGTACGCGGGAATCAATCCCTTCATGAAGAAAGCGGTGGAGGAAACGAGAATGAGCTACGGAGAAGAACACTGGATGTTTGGATTAAGCACTCCTGAGTTAAAGAGATTCCCGCTAAAGATCGTCGTCCGTCCAGTGATGGTAGATCCACGTCCAGCAGCAATCACATTATTCAACTCGCACAATGACGTTCCGAAGAAATCGTTTGAGATTGAACGAAAGCTGACAACACATTCCTTCGTTGAGTATGTGCAAAAGTTGCAGAAGCATACAATCGAAGATCCAGAGTTGATCAAGACGATCGAGTATGTAAATAGAACAGTAGCGAATAATCCGTCATCTGTCTACTCTGATGAGATTGATACGACGGCAACGAACATCATCTTTCTCATGACGAAATCATTTATGTATGCAAACTACAAGTCAGTCTTGGATGACGAGACTAGATTATTCGTTAGGCAGTTGCTCACGCTTATGCGTAAAGCGGTGCTGCCGATCACTATCAACTATTCATTTGGAGAAATATGGCTCAAATCAAAAGTCACGCTTCCCAAGGAGGGAAAGGAATGAAAGGAAATTATTTGGTAAGTATATGGGTTGAAGAACTCAGTAAGGAGCTTGGCCCACTTAACGAGATCAAGGATCTGAAATTTGTGAAAGACTCTGCGCTCTATACCTGCGATAGCTTTGAGTTCGTAGCAAACGGTATGATCAAATTCAACAATCTCATTGAAGAGAAGAAAGACGGTGGTACTTTTATTGAGAAGTGGGTACAAGCTTCTGCTGTAATTTTCATCGTCGGACAGGGCGTACATAAGAATCAGAAGACGCTCTTCAAAGAAGCGCACAATGTATTGCTCTCAGAAGTATCAACCGCATCAATGTTAAACACAAGCACGGAGGGAACGCAATGAGCTACGAGATTTTATTCAAAGACGAACCAGGTGTAGTCACGTACATCGTTGAGACGTTCGAGCTGACTGGTCAATTGATCAAGCTCAACAATGCAACAGATGTCAGTACAGACGAGAATGTTAAACGTATCTGGCTACCGCAAGCAGACGTACTACAGATCAAGGAAATATGAACGACGTAACACCAACGTGGCTTTTCAATAACCTTTTCAGTAGAGAAGCAGGTGCAGTTGAGATCACGTTTAGAGATTTGGACTGGGAGCCGGTGAAGAAGATTGCGCAAGCCATATCTACTATCACTGGAAACGAAGTGAGTAGCTTCGGAAAGAGCATCTTCATAGAATTCGCTGAAGACTATGAATGCTTGATTCGCGTTATCGCACGCACAAGATTGAAGAGCAATGTCTACGTTGGTGTCAACCCAAGAAAAAAGATCTGGCTGCTTTCTAAATCAGGGAAGAGCTATCAAAGCTATCGTGGTACGAATAGTGCTGTCTCCGCGTTCAATTCAGTCTTTATAGATATTGATTGCGATAGGGAAGACGAGAAGAAAGCTGCTACAGACGATGAAATTGCTGCAGCTAAAGCAGTAGCTGATGATGTAGATAAAGTGATGGCAGAGGTCTTTGGATTACGATATCGAATCCGAGCGTTTTCTGGAAATGGATTTCAAGTGTTCTATCCCTTGAATACAGTGGTGTTCTCCCCTGGTGTGCCATATGAAAAGCTCGGCGATGAAATCGTGTATACAGAGACAGAAGAGTTTGCACTATTCAAGAATGTAGCAAAGTATGCTGTAGCTCCCGCGCTTCGTGGTGTAGCTCAAGGTAGAGCGAAGATTGATCGCACATGGGATTTACGAAGAGTAGGCAGGTTACCATTCACAAGAAACTGGAAAGACCCGAGCGATCCGAGATGGTGTAAAGTTGTAGACGTGTGCACTGACCGCTCTGACGACGATGCATGGCTTAAGATGCTGCGTGTAGCAAAGACAGGCACTGAGTATAAATTACGAGGACGGAAGATCAATAAGAAAGTGTTGACTCTGAAGAGATGGAAGAAGCCGCAGGATATGTTGAAAGAACCACTTGTCCAGATCCTGTTACAAAAGCGTTTGCCTTCTGGATATCGAAATCATTATTTAGAGATGCAGCTAGCGATTCTACTACGCGATCATGAATCAACGATCGATCCAAAGAATCTAGGCAGTATCTTAGCAGACATCTCTCGAATGCAAGGTAGACCATTTGCAGCAAGCACTGACTATCTACCGAAAGATGCTGTCTTCTCAGAAGCAGTTGTGAATAAGTGGTGCATGCTTGAGAGAGAACCAATGCTCTATGAGTGGGAGAAGCCATTAGATCAAGCGAAGCTTGCCGAGTGGAAGAAGCACGCGTATAAATCTGAGGTGGAAGAAAAGTATCTAGAGGTCTGTAAGAATATACTGAATCTAGAGAGCGCACCCACTCTTGACACAGATGAGATCTTAGAGCGATTCAGGCACCCGCCGAAACCGACTGCTTTCTCTCCATTTGTCTTTGTATGCTTCGCTCGAAGCATTGTAGAGAAAGACGACTGGCCATACTGGAGAGATCATGTCTTTTGCAATTTGTATGCGGAATAATAGAAGAGAACATTTATATTATAGTATAAGGTTTAAAATTTACACAATTTGGGGTGTATCATAATGACGGACATGAATAAGAAGCGAAAGAAGAATGGAGTCTTCATCGCTATGACTAAAGAAGAGAAGCAGCGACTAAGGCACGCCGCGGGTTATGCAAAAGATCAAATTGAGCAGGGGAATGAAGAATACGCTCAATTTCGCTCGTACACGAAGATCGTGTCGATTGCACTCAATGATTTCTTTGAGAATAAGGGAAAGGAATTGTTAAAAGCGATTCCAGCCCCGGAGGAAAAAGCAAATGGAAGAAGCAAATAAGCAAGAGCAGGCTCCGACGGAGAATGCAGAGCAGAAAGAGCAACAGCAAGCAGGAACCATCTTTGACGAGATGGAAGAGATCGAGGAGAAAGCAGCAACAACCACTGCTAAGCCAGAGGATGACGACGACGATGATGACGGATATCAAGCATTGACTGCTGATATGTTTTCAGACGAAGCACCCGCTGATAAACCAAAGAGAGAGTCACTAGACGGCAAGACAGTGACGATCAAAGGAGTACGAGTTACACAAGCTCGAACTACAGATCGAGCAACTGGAAATCCTGTACCGCCGACTCAAAGCCAAAACAACCCAGCAGTCAAGTACTACAGAGGAAAGTTGGTCTTGGAATTTGATCACGAAGGTGACACATACATTGAGTATGTGCCTAACGTTAAGTTCTTCGTTGATGCAAATGGAACTGTAGCAAAAGTACCAAGAATTCCAAGAGCGGGGGAAAATGAAGTAGCAAAGCTATTTAGACTCTATGCTCAGAAGGTAAACAAAACACCTGAAGAAATCAGCGACCGTCAATTTCTTGAAGGACTTCAAGGATTGAAAGTTACGATCCGAACGAAAACTGGAAAGTTCTCTGGTCGAGATTGGATGAGAAACGACATCGTCAAGCTGGAATAAGTTGGGCTTCGGCCCGCTTTTTTCTATTCCGATGACGATCTACTGTATGTGCAGAGAACCTGAGAAGGAGATAGGTATGCGAATTTGCATGTGCTGCGGTAGACGTTTGAGAAAGGAGGAACAACGAAATGAATAAGACAATATTTGCATTTACAGTCTTCTGTGTACTACTTGCTTCTTCAGCAATGGCTGTGACAGTAGACTGTGATGGTCCTGGTTGGTTTAACACCGACGTCTGTCAGGATCATGAACTCCAAGATGAGTTCGATGAGGTAACGGGAGAGATTGATGATTTGGATAACGTCATCAATACGAACAAAGAGAAGTGGGAAAAAGATCTCGTTGGTGGCGGTGGTATGAGCTCAACAGGTATGTGGAGACATATCACAGGAGACGGTAGACTAGAACGTGTGTACGAAACTGTGATTGACTACTTGCATACGATCTTCGCAACAAAAGCAGAAGTTGAAGCTACGAACGATCGCATCGATTTGATAGAATGTAGAATGATTCACGGTATGGATTACACCAATGAAGAGCTACGCTTCTGTCAAGCACTAATGAAGTCAAAGAGATTGGATCAGCCTGTTGGTCTTGGACCATGGACTTGCGATTATCGAACAGACAATTGCATACAGGTGATACCACAATAAGGGGGGCTTCGGCCCATCTTTTTCTTTTCAGGGGAAGACAATGGGAACAGCAATAGCAAGTAAAGAAGAGATCATCGATTCATTCGAAGCCTGGCTCAAAAGCCAAGCACACTACGGAGACATCACAGCGGATACGATTGCTGATGTCTATAACGAGTTAAGCAAGAAGCATGAGTGGGAAGACTCGCTCGTACCGAAGCATGACTGGGATAAAGATTATGTACAATATAACAAACCTGACGCGAAGCTCGCCACAGTTGAAGAAATCCTCTGGGCGTTGTGGGGCGAAGCAGTGAATGCAGAAGTTCGCTTCAAAGACAAAGAGACGGGAGAATTCAGAACGGGAGATCTCGTCATTATCAAAGGTCCGAATGAACTTGGAGCTCTGTTCGGATAATGCCTCGTTTGAGCTTCAATCAAGAGAAGCAGTGGTCTGAGTGCCGCAGAAGATGGTTCTACCGAAAGGTCGCAAAGCTACCAGACAGTGGTGATAAGAGTTATGCTGTAGCAGGTAGCGCAGTACACGATGCACTTGAAGTATACTATACACTTAAACACAAACGCGTAGGCACATACGCTGAATGGGAAGCGGCGGCACTCGCTAAATTCCACGAGACATGGAAGAAAGATCCACCTCGTCTTGGTAACCAAGAATACATTGCAATGATGTATGCTGGAATGAAAGCGCGAGATGCGTTTGGAAATGAACTAGATCTCACAAGCTGTGAGCTACAAATATTCTTCTCAGACTTCCTCGGCTTCTTGGACGGGTATGATTCTTTCTATGAAGAAGACGGGCGGAAAGGTCTGATCATTGATTGGAAGACGAGTAAGCTCGGGCGGAAGGATTATGAGTATACCCAACAACTCATATCCTACGCTTGGCTTCATTACCGTAAATTCGGTTACTTACCTGCTCGCTGCACTGTCTATTACCTAAGAGATATGAGTAAGCCTCTTACTATTGTACCGACGATGGATCAGATTCGAAAGTACGAAGAGCAAGTGAAGACGAGCTCTGCACAGATTGACCACCTCATTCAATTCTCAGACGATCCAAGTAAGTTCCAAAGAGTAAGCATGACGCAAGACGCGCAGGTTTGCTTCTGGTGTCCGTACAAAGCGGAGTGCGCGAAGGCTGATTCCAATTATTCATTCACAATCAAGATCGTTGGAGACAAGATCAAGATCCTTGGTAAGCTACCTGAGAAGTTAGATCGTATGCTCGACATGAAGATGAGCTATAAGTTGAAGGATGCGTATTGGGTTGCTAAACGAGTAATGGCTAAGACGGGTAGACGGTACGATGGAGTTGTACACCTGTGGAAAAAGAACGCTTGTCCTATAGGGTATAAGGCCAAATTGTACTACATACTTTCCCAGTGGGCCCAGCATTTAGATAAGAAGCTTTCACTTACAGTTCACGACACACGCACTCCCCTTAAGCAGTTACCTTTCTTCCCTGAGAAGATTGAAGGCTTCACATTGTACGAGCATCAACAAGAAGCTGTAGATGCAGCGCTCCGTGGTAAGCTCTGCACGATACAAGTTCCGACTGGTGGTGGTAAGACGTTGATCTGTGCTGAGATCATGAGACGTCTCGGTGGTAAAGCACTATTCGTAATTGACAACAAAGATCTGCTCTGGCAGACAAAGGAAGAGTATGAGAATCTACTTGGATTTGAATGTGGAATTGTTGGAGCAGGAAGCAAAGAGAATGATTGGGATAAACCAATTGTATGCGCTACAGTTCAGGCGCTCACACGTAACTTAGCTGAGTACAAAGATGAGCTTGCTAAATTTCATGTGCTTATTGCAGATGAGGTATCGAACTGGGGCGCGAAGTCCTACAAGCTACTCAGTGCAAGATTGCTCAATACACATTATAGGATTGGTTGCAGTGGTACTGTCTATAGAGATGATGGAAACACTGAATTGATCTTTGCATATGTTGGAGATCTTGCGTATAAAGTTACAACAAAAGAACTTCAAGATAAGGGACTACTCATGGAACCACAGACTATATTCTTACAGTATGAGGCTAATGCAGCTAAGCTTCAGAGTGAGTACGAAGAGTATAAGGAAGCGTATGAGGAGCTAGTTGTAGATCACTTAGAGCGTAATGAAGCTGTCCTTGGCGCGGCGTATAAGGCCGTAGACAGCGGCAAGAAGATTCTTCTGGTGAGCCGTAGGGTGAAACATTGTAGGTTATTTCATGAGGCCTTAGAAAGCAAATATGGAGCCGCTGCACTTATCTACGGGAAGACGTCGGATGAAGATCGTGAATCAAGGCTAGCTGATTTCAAGAGTGGTAAGATCAAGATACTCGTTGGGAACATATCGATTTTTGCTAAGGGGATCAATGTTCCCGACCTTGATGTAATCATCAATGCTGCAGGAAATAAAGGAGACGTCGTTACAATGCAAAGTATTGGCCGAGTCATGAGAGTCGCTCCAGGTAAGAAGCAGCCGATCTATCTTGACTTTGATGATAAGGGTTCGTTTGCAATCAAGCACGCTCATGCTAGAAAGAAAGCTTTATCTGCTCACGGATATCGAGTAGACGTCGAGAAACTCGATGACTGGAAATTATAGAGAGAAAGAATTATATACATCTAGAGGTAAGTACTAATATGGGACAAATCAAAGAGAACACACCACTACTCGAACGACAGCACGCGATTATTCGCACTCTGGAGAATACAGAGATGAGTGAACTTGATCGCGCTAGACTCGAGGAAGAGAAGGAACAACTTGAAACGAGGATCCAAGAAAATGTCTTCCAACACATCAAAGAGAAGACACCTGAGATCCGGGTTGAACGACCGAGTACAATTGGCAAGAACAAGAACGAAGTGAAGAAGCTGTTCGCAGATTGGATGGATGAGGTGTTCAAAGACCTCGACCAGAATACGAGGAAGGGCATCTACCGTGCAGCTTACAAGAGGTTAAAGGGGTAAACACAATGACATGCAATACATTTCATGAACTGAAAGGAAGGAAGAGCGAGAAGATCAAGCAGCTATTGAATCGCAAGCTTCAAGAACAGAAAGAGCTTGAGCTGAAACAGAAAGCGAAAGACGGGATCTTTGACAATGTGATACTGTGTGTGAAAGAAGCACAAGAGAAACTCGGAGTAGCGAAGAGTAAACGAGATGCTCTACTCCGTAAGCACAATGCAGAGTGTGACTCTTGGGGTGCTGAATGTACAAAGGTACATGGAACTAAACTCTCTCTCAAAAAGGATTGCTTCGTTCCAGACTCAGTTCACGAAAAGCTACAGAAGGCGGACGATCTCTTTGCACTTGGAAAGACAAAGGAAGCGCAAGCAATCTGGAACTCAGTCATAGAAAAGTACGAGTTGTTAGAATGATCAAGCCTTATCTTCGGAGAACGTTTGAGCATACAACCTTAGGATTACGCTGGAAAGATGGCTTCTTTACCCTCGGGTTTCGGTATGAAAATAGATCTGTGTGCTTAGTAACTGTGCTGAAGAAAGGAAACTGTACGACTACAAGAACGAAAGCGTTAAATCCGTTCAAGCGATTGTGGTGGGCGTGGTTACGTAAGAGAACCGAGCTCTCAATCAAATGGAACGGAGCAGAGCACATGCGATGTCAAGGCTGTGGTGAAGGAATAATTAAATATTCCATTAAGGATCCTAACTATAAGGAAAGCCAAAGAGGAAAGCAGCGATGGCTTGTCTGTGAACATTGCGTTGACTTCTATGACTGGCACTGGAGTAAGCGCGAGGTTAAACTATCATGATGCTCAATGACGATAAATTGGAAGACAGAATAGACCCGACAACATGTTCACACAAACCTGGAAGCGTATATCGGTGGGAAGATCCGGTGATGGCTAAAGAGATTGCAATGCAGCTCGGAATTCCAGGTGAAGAAATTTACGGAGCTCACTGTAGAGTTTGCCGCACAGACTATGTGTTGGTAGTCAAGGATGGCGGACTACATCCAGCTTCGGAGATCAAGAATGACTGAACATAGTATTGTCCGTGGATACGAAGAGAAAGAAGGCATAGTCCTATCTCTCTATGACGGAGAGAAGATTGAACGAAAGTTTCTGAGGTTTCAAAATTACTTCTATGTGCGAAGCGATGAGTTCGAGATACATAAAGAATCGTTTGAATATCAATGGAGTAAGATCACTGATCAAGTTCATATGAACGCTAAGAATTGTGATGCCAACGGTCCACGTGTTGTTGAATACACGAAGATCTTATTGCACAACAATTGGATGCGAACGAAGATACGATCATGGTTCGAAGATCGTAGCATCAAGACGTTTGAGGCTGACGTCAAAGCAACTAAGAGATTTCTTATTGACAGACACGAAGTGGGACTGAACTCACATCTACAGAACGTACTCTTCTTTGACATTGAGACAGATGACCGCAAGCCACTTAGGAAAGATGATCGCGGTAGCGTGATTGCTCAAGGACCAGTGCTCAGCTTCGTTGGTGTCAATGATAAAGACGAATTGTTCATGTTCGTGAATGAAGGTGATGATCCAGAAGACGGGGAACGCGCTCTGTTAGTGAAGATCTCAGAAGCTATCTCTAAGCATTGCATCGTCTCAGGCTGGAACTCAAGTAATTTTGATTGTCCATATCTTAAACAGAGAATGGCACTGCACGGTGTAGACTGCTCATGGGAATACTTGAATGAGCTAGACTACCTCGATCTGTTTCGAAAGAACTATCGTCAGAGTCTTCCTAGCTACAAGTTAAACAATGTAGCAAAGAGAATTATCGGAGAAGAGAAGCTTGATCAAGCAAAAGGAAATGGCGCAGTGTATCGTGCATGGAAAGACAACCGCGAACACTTCCTTGCGTACAACAAGCAAGACGTAGATCTGATTGTGAAGATGGATAAGTCTCTGCAGTTCATATCGCTGCATAAAGCCATTGCTGAGCAAGCTCACTGTTACATATATGAGACCATGCAAAACTCTCTTAGCATGGACGTCATGCTCCTTATACGGTACAAGAAAGCTGGTATCATCATGCCAAGCAAACCAACTCAAGTAGAAGTACAGATCAATGAATCTAAAGGTCGCATCGGCGGCGGGTATACAACATGCTTCGAACCTGGAGTGCATGAACAAGTAGAAGTGTTTGATTTCAAGTGCGTTGATGAAAACGCTATCGTAACAACAGCTAAAGGTTTTATTAAAGCGAAAGATGTGCAAATCGGAGATGAAGTATTAACCGATGCAAGAATGTGTAAGGTGTCAAATAAAGTATTCACTACACATAAATCATATGTCAAGATAAAAGTAGATACAGGAGATGAGCTTTGTGTTTCTCTTGACCATAGACTACCGACGGCCGATGGTAAATTAAAACAAGGTAGAGAGTTGCAGAAAGGAGATAATCTTATTGTTAATGTAAGATGTTTACCCGAGAAGAATGGCGACGGGTTTAAACAATTGTGTTTTTTGGCTGGTGCTTGGTTTGCTGAAGGAGGTGTCGTGTCTGGTAGAGCCGACAATCCGTATATATACAGAGTCACTTTTTCTTTGCATAAGAAAGAGCAAGAGTTTGCAAAGAAAATTAGTTCCATCATTAACGAAAACACGGATGCTAAGATTAAGACTGTCTATAGAAAAAATACTGATGGTATGAAACTAGTCGTTGACTCAAAAGAATTCTTCAAGTTCTTTACAACATTCATGGAAAAGACTTTACCATCATCTTTAATGAATGAAGAAAACGCTCGGGCGTTCTTACAAGCATTTTTTGAAGGAGATGGCTCGTATAATATCTGTAGGGAAACTGTTGAATTAAATCAATGTCACAAAAAGAAAGAACGTTTAATGCTTGCTCATTATTTGCTTCGCGCTCTCGGAATCCAATCTCGTACTAATCAATATACAAGCACAAATCAAACTGAAAAATCATTTAAGACTTGGAGATTAGAAGTTAGGGATGTGGAAGGATTCGAAAAGCAAGCTGGCTTTTTCTTGAAAGAAAGAACGTTTGAGTATGAACGTAATTTGCGAAAGAAAGGGAAAATAGTTTCGGTTGAACATGTACATGAGAGGATGAAGATGGTTGACCTTACAATTGAGGGGCATCCATATTTTATTGTCAATAATATCCTCTCTCATAATTCGTTCTATCCGAGCACGATCGAGACTTGGAACTTATCACCAGAGACGTTACTTGCACAGGAGCAGGAAGGTTGTATCATTACTCCTGATGATACGAACGATGACACAGGTGGTGAACGACATCACCCACACAGATATTACTTACGTGAGAAAGGCATAGTACCACAGACTGTACGTGAGCTTGTAGATGAACGTGATAAAACGAAGTATGCTATGAAGGAGTTCATATCTTCTGACCCAGACAAGTACCGTAAGATGTACCTGCACCAATATGCACTGAAGGTGTTGAGCAACTCTATCTATGGAATTCTATCATTCTCCCGTGCCAGATACTATTCATTTGAACTTGGAGATAGCGTTACGACTTGCTGTCGTGCTCTAATCAAGTCTCTAAACAAATACATTGAAGCGAACAGCGGAGTAGTCATCGGAGGAGATACAGATTCTTCATTCGTTAAGTTTCCACCTGGCTCAGACATGAAGATAGTTGATAAGATGATCGCTGACTACTTAGATGAGTGGATGGTGCAGTGGAAGACGGATGGACACTGCCAAGTGTTTGAGCATGAGAAGACTGTAGCGCCAATGCTCTTCTTGAAGAAGAAGAACTACGCGTATCTCTGTGAAGCAGAGAAGAGTGAAAAGAATCCGCATGGCCTGACTGTGAAAGGTCTTGCTGGTAAGAAGAGCGATGCAAATCCTCTAGCTGGTAAGCTTCAGAAAGAATACGTACTCGATGTGCTTCTGAACCGCTTCGATAAACAGAAGTGGCAAGAGTTCTTGGATAAAGAATACGCTCGATGTATCGCCGGTGAACTAGAATTGAAAGAGATCCTTATGAGCAAAGCCGTCTCTAAGAATCCAAGTGACTACGGTGGCCCAGTCATTGATAAGAAGACTCGACAGCCGAAGATCAAGAAAGACGGTTCAATACAGATAAGACCGATTCCAGCTCACGTGAAGATCGCACTTCGTATGCTTGACCAAGGTGAGCTCGTTGATATTGGTACAAAGATCCGCTATGTTGTAGTAGATACGAAACCGATCAACGGTCTATCTCAATCTGAATATGAAGCGCACTCTGCAGCTGGCGGTACGTATGATGCAAAATACTATTGGGAAAAGATCATCACACCACTGTTCTCTGTTATGCTTAGAGCAAATGATGAGCGGTACATGATTGATTATTCAACGCTTCATGTTCCCAAGAAGTTAATTGCAAAGATCGCGAAAGAGCAAGATACAGATGAAGAGGAGGATGATTAAAATGCTAAATACTAGAGTATTGAAAAAGCTTACAGACAACGTTGAGGTTCTTGATCTCTTTGAGCAGATGGCTGACAAGATTGACGAGCTAGAGAAACGAGAACCCTCCGAACCATCGCAACGTATGAAAGATACAATGGTCCAACTTGAAGAAGATATGTCTTCACTTGAACACGATGTTCATATGCTGAACGATGAAAATTTAAAGAGATGGGCAAAACGAATGGAGAAGAATAAATGAAAACGACAACAGTTAACACGGTCTTCGCGTGTGATGCATGTGAGAAGAATATTGAACGACAAGCTGACGCAGAAGGAAAGAACAGCTATCCTTATGAAGAAGGTTGGGTATTCTTGTATAATCTAAACTTTCAACGGAAAGCGCACGGTTCTGTACCAAGAGTTGAGCGGACCGAATTTAGAGAGAAGCATTTCTGCTCAAGGAATTGTTTCATTGCATTCGTTGATGTAAACTCTAAAGAGGCAAAAAATGATAACGATCAAACTACAGAATAAGCAAGTCATCGAGATTGATGCTTCTGATGCAGAAATGAAACAAGCGCGTAAGAAGTGGGACGAAGGAATAAGCAATCTCGTGATACATGCAAAAGATGGAAGTGAGTATCTTATCGTACGAAGAGATGTCGATTTGATTCAGTGGGGTGGAACATGAAGACGATAACAAAAGTTAAGATTCTGCATTGGTTCGGTAAGCTGTTTGATAGAGAGTACCGAAGACGTGCAAAGAAGTGGGAGGCACATGAACATGGAACCAGTAAAACTAGAAGAAACAACACAAGGTAAACAACTGACGCTTAGTCCAAATGACTTCGAGGCGTTCAAGAATATGAAGCATGAGAAGAAAGTGGAAACTCTCTTAAAGATTCTACAGGACAAACAATATGTGGACGTTGACATCTACATGGAGAATTCATTCTCGAAGATCATACTCTTTCGTCCGTGGACTGAAGCTGATCTGTTATAATGGCGATCAGAATTCAGTGCGATCATTGTCAGGATCTACTAGATCATCAACCGTTGAAGCTGACATACTTCGACGCTCAGATTGAGGAGGACGTTGTTCTCCACTTCTGTAACTTTTCTTGTCTGTCAGCTTGGCTCGGTCGAGTACGTCCAGCCCCATAACATCGCCTGTTTCCTGATGGAATTTTCTAGCGAACAGATAGCTGAAGCCGTGGGAATCAACTTGACCAGCGGGTTCATCTGTTACGAAGAATCCGTAGAACCTTCCTTGATCGTCGATCTGATTGTAGAATTTCATCTGTCACTCCCGTCTTTCCAGAATTTGGTTCGCTTGAGGTAGTGCTCTCTTCTGTCGTCATCCCAGCTCTCCATCCGAGTAATGTTACTCATTCTGTCTGCAAGCTTGATCAAGATTGCGTCTTTGCTCTTCAACCTCGGGAAGTAGTACCCATAGTTATCTTTCCTTCCTTCATGCGTGACTTCATACACGAGGTCTGCTACACGCTGCGGGAACTCGCGTACTAGATCTTCATAGGTTGTATCGGTGTCCTCAATCACATCATGAAGTAGAGCTGCAGCGAGCATCTCTACATCTTCAGTGACCTGTGCTACGATCTCCATGACATGCTGACAATGGTTGAAGTAGGGATCGCCGTTGTCGTCCACCTGCGAGGCGTGTGCCTCCCGCGCGAAGTTGTATGCCTTGGTGTAGAGGTCAGTCATTGTCTCGTCGCCTTCTCATCGTCAAGCGCTTCAGGTGCTGGCTGCTGGTCTGCGTTCATCCCGCTTGTGTGCGGGTCTCCGTTCACTTCACGATTCTCTGCCGTTGTAATCCAGCTACGCTTGTGCCAAAGCCTCAATTCTCGTTGTCTTCGTTCAGCATGAGCGAGTTCCCAAGCTTCTTCACTTAGCTTACACCAATGTGTCCCTTGTGAATTATGGTGCCGTATAACTATACGTCCAAAGCTAACAAAGCTTTCCTTATTCCAGCGGTTAGCAATTGCCATATCAATATCATTCATATGACGAGTGTCAACTCTACCACCAAAATCTACTGCCCGCGTCTCAAGAAAGAGTAACAGACTTCGTTCATCTTTACTCATCTCAGATAATTTCATACCTTTCCTCCGGTCATTGCGATCGCCTGATCAAATGGAAACTTCGCTCCATACTTACAGATGATCTCTACATCTTCGTCTGGAGATAACCCCTTGCCTTTTCCGATGTACGCCTTATCTTCAAAGCCGTTGTTCATTGCGACTATGCCGATGGTGTCACCGTCCCATAGGGTGAACCAGACTACACCGTACACTTTATTCTCGGTCATTGTATCCTCCAGCTTTGTATGTGCCAAGCTTCTTCAATACTCTTGTCAGCTCGAGCCTTCAATTCTTTGAGCGACTTGATTCTTTTGTCAGCTTGCTTCTTGTAGACGTTGGCTTCCTCTCGGGTTGTTGGAACATAGTAGCTCCAGTCTTCCCCTATCAATTCTGCTACGACAAAGCAGTTACTTCTTCGTCTAAGCTTAGAGATAGAGCGGTGAAGCATATCTGTGAGAATAAATTGATTCAACTCCTTCATCTCAGATCGCTTCAGACCGTAGACCTTCTCAAACATCTTCACTCTCGTGATGGCGTTCTTCTTTCCGATATGACTTCGCATCAGGTCCATGATGTCTTCGGCTACAATACCGACAGTCACATCAACCCATTCGAACTTGGATTTCTGCTTCAGTTCAAGCACTTGCATTTTGCTTCTCCAAGTAATAGTATCGGGCGTTGATCTGTGACTTCCTTCTGTTCGGTAGCTTTTCTTCCAAATACGCAATGTTGTTTGCTACAGATTTTCTGTTGTCCCAGAGCTTATCGAATAAAGCTTTCTCTGCCTCAGTCCAGGGATTGTATCCCTTCTTCGTCGTTGTCATCTTCTTCATTGGTTGCACCACGTGTAGATTGACTAGCTTCTTTGAGAGCGTCATCAATCCTTGGAGCTCACTTGCGTCAAGAGTTGACGGTATCATGAGCTTCACAGCCACGTAGTCGTTTATGTTTATTGTGTGCTCGAGGAGCACTTCTTTGTCTTTCATGTTGTTTCCCCTGTTATACTTTTCTTACCGTTCAGCACGTCTTTGTGTGCTCGTATGTAAGCGTCAATCTCGGCTTCAGTATGTTTGAGCCGAATATGATCAAAGATCCTGCGCCTGAGCGCGGTCTTGTTTCCTTCCATGTGTGTTACCCAATTACACAATGGACATGTAACTAGCGCGGTCTTCGCTACTAGTCTAGCTTTGTGTGCTCTCATGAACCACATCCCGGACATTCGTAGTAGACTTCATCGAGCTCATCATCCGCGGCTACGATAACTAGTTTGCTTCCGCAGTTGGTGCATAGTCCTTTCTCTTCGACTTCAACCATGCACGTGCTGAGATCGCCTTCAGGCGGGAAGTGCTCTGCATTGAAATCAAGATCGATGTGTTTGTCGCAATACTCGCAATAGACGATGCTCATTTCATCTTCCTCCTTCGTACAGGACGTAAGCATTCACAGCGTTCTTTCGGTCCTTCAACTCCAGGCGAAACATAGGGTAATTCGCACTTATAGCACGTTCCGCAGAACGGGCAGACGTTGAACTCCATCCAGCGATCTTTACCGCATCGTTCGCATTGCTTGATCTTTGCCATCATGCTTCCTCCTTCTTGAGAGGCGGGTATCTGTCTCCACAGTTAGCGCAATAAGGAACGTCTTGCAGATAGCCTTCGTCCATCATCATCTCTCCCTTGTGCACAACTGCGTTACAACATTGGGTTCTTTTGTGAAGTAGCTCTGCGTCTCGTTTGTCTTCCATTGTCTTCTCCTCAGCAGTAGCAATCGCACCGCGGCTTTCCACACAATGTGCAGATGTCGTTGATGTCGATGCACTTCTGTCTGATCTCTTCCATGCAATCGTGGCAAGCGTGCGGGACGAACAGACCCTCCAGCCTGTTCGTCTTTTTCCCGCAGTGCTTGCACGTTTGTCTAGTCGTTGTCTGTACTGTCGCCATCGTCTTCCTCCTCAGCAAAAGCTTTGATCGCGTCAAAATGCTCAACGATCAATTGCGCTTTCTTCTTCCCGAACTTAAATGGGAACTTATCATCTGGGTTTAGCACGAGAAGTTTGTGCCCTTTGTATTCTGTAAATTCAGTCATTGTCTTCTTCATCCTCTTCTTCGTCTCTAGTTGCTGTACCGGCTTGGGTGTTGTTGACTGTTACGAGGTCAACTACCATAGTGTTCGATACAACACCTACGTTGTCGCGAGCAATCTCTTCAGCTTGCATCTTCGCGTCTTCTTCGTTGTCTGCCTCAACTGAGACAGAGACTTCGATGTCGCATGATACGTCTACGATGTAGTTTACCATCTAGCAGACCTCGAAGTATTCACCAAGCACGTTGAGCAGGTGATTGTAGTCACCGCTTGTTGCTTCGGTTCGGATCTTGTTCCAATCCATATCGTTCTTTTCAGCAACTCGTCTTGCCTTCCCAAGTAGAGCGAAAGCGTTGCCGTCTGTTCCAATTATTTCTAGTTCAGGTTTCATTTGTGTCTTCCTCCTTGATGTACCGACTAGATACTACGGATGTCTTACATGTGTTGCAAGTAGCGGTTTGATGAACTCGTCTTGCTCGAACGAACGGTTCAAAACAAGCGTTTGGACATTCAATGCGCCAACCCCGAGTGCGTTTAACTGGTACACCCATGTGTAAGCGGGTACCAGATCCTCCCATCGAAATGAACTTCTGTCTCCAGACTGGAGAGTGGTGTTCACCTGGACAGAGGGCGTGTGCTGCCTCATGGATCACGGTGTCTTTGAGCTCTTCCCATGGACTCTGCTCGACATGATGCTTGCTGATAAGAATCGTCTTCTTTCGTGGCATGCATCGTCCGAGTGTCCTGAAGCCTGAACCCCAACGGAGAATCCAGTCATGAAGATCGTACTTGGTCTGGACTTCTTCCCAGAAAGCACGAACCTGCTTTTGCTTCTCCGTCTCGGCTGCTTGCTTCCGAGCGAGTCTTCGTTCTTTTCGGCGTTGTTTTTTGTCGGTCATCGTAGTGTGTGTAGATCACCCCTAGAGGGGTATATATCTATAGATATAGAACCAAATACATGTTTATAAACCTTTCTCCGCCTGATTAAAACCTTTAGATAAAGTATAGATCTATATTCTATAAATCTATATTCTATAGATCAATATTTTAGAGTAGATATGTTATTACTAATCGGTTACAAGAATCACTCCTCTATAGGTATAACAAAGTATATAAATACCAGAACCCTAATAAAACTATCAAATAGGAGGGTGACACACCATGCCAAGATATGACGAAGAAACACAAAAGAAAGCTTTGGCTCTAGCACAAAAGGGCACACCACTGAAAGAAGTACAACGACAAGTCGGACCGAATCCAAGCGCTATCAAGAGATACGCGAAGAAGCTCGGAATCAAGCTGCCAAAGAAAGAAGCAGCACAGAAGAAACCAGCTGCATCGAAACCTGCAGCAAAGCCGGCGACGAAACCTGCAGCGAAGTAAGTCTCAATGATCGTAATCATTGACGGCACAGATTGTGCTGGCAAGACAACTTTGTTAGAGCGGGTGAGCAAGAAGCTCAATCGTGGAGCGATCATCAAGAATACCTTCAAGCCGAAGGTGTCGAAAGATCACGACGCAATTAAAGTTCAATACTCACAGCTCGCTGCAGCGGGTAGAAAGCTGGTCGAGGAAGCTGGCCAACTAATTTTCCTCGACCGCTTTTATCCATCTCAATTAGTGTACTCGGTACTGCGTGAAGACGATGAGCTTCACAATGCGTGGTACACTGGATTTGAGGTCGCAATAAGTGATATTGCCAAATACGTCTGGGTCTACGAAGATAAAGAGACTTTGGCTGAACGGTACAAGGACAGAGGAGATGAGCACGTCAATTTAGAACAGATCTACATGCTGCATGACAGGTATGAAGAATTCTTTGAACGCTGCACGCTCCAGAAGATCAAAGTTAAATCGATGGACGAGGACGCTGTAGAGCAGGTCATTGCATTCATCGAACGAGGATAACATGGTAAACATAAACGATATGGATGGACCTGAGCAGGTCCCAGAGAACGTACTGCAAGCTATCTTTGAGAAGCAATGGAAACTCGCAGAGAAATACAAAGATATTGAAGGGATGGAAGATCTGTTATCGGAGAAGCGCTTAAAGACAAATCTCGACACGCAATTTGGCCAGATCTGGCTGAAAGATTTCTGTTGGAGAGTGACTGAAGAATTAGCTGAGAGTATAGAGCCGGTCTACATGCATGAAGAACTAACAGACGAAATGCGTCAGCACTACATTGAAGAGCTAGCTGATGCACTTCACTTCTTTGTTGAGCTGTGTATCATAGCAGGCTACTCAGAGAATGATTTCAAGAATATTGAAGACATCACTACAGAAGTCATCACAGAGATTGAAAACGAGAACGCTGATCAATTAGCTGCAAACCACTGGTCCGTAGTATATTATTTGGGACTGTTTGCCAATTGTTTGAAGCAAAAGAAGTGGAAGCAAACACATCAACTCACAGATCGCAAGAAGGCTTTCAGCAATTTGAACAAAGCGTACGAAGCGCTGATCATGGCAATGAAATTCGCCGGATGTACAGATGAGGATATCTACAGCTTCTATTTCAAAAAGAACGCTGTGAATCAATTCCGACAACGGAGTAACTATTAGGAGGAACACACTATGCCAGAAGAAGAAAACAAAACAGAAGAAGTACACGTATTCGAAGAGACAAAGGAGAGCTTACATCTAGTCAAAGATAAGTTTGAGCTGAAAGTATCAACGGACAAGATTGAAGGCGCAACAGAACCAGATATCGTACTCATTGTGCAAAAGAAATTGCGCTGGAAAGGCAAGAAGCCCTACGACATGGCTGATTTCGAAATCGCGCAAGAAGAATTTGCAGCAGCGCTAATGGAGAGACGATGAGAATCTATCAGAACATGAGAGAAGCCATGAATGAGATCAAACGTGATCTAGCTGAAATGGGAGTTGTCGTTAGACCACACACCATGCAGAATAAAGATGTGCGTGGCAATTCAGACTATGACACATTCGAGACGCAGAACTATTGCTACTGCATTCTAGACATGGGTGATAAAGATAGACTTGTGCCACATCTTGAATGGTGCAAGGCTGAGCACGCTGAAAGAGTTGATCCAAACTACATGAATCCTGGTAAAGCTTGGGAGCTACGTGCAGATGTGTGGAAAGAGTTCCTTCGGCCAATCAAAGATATGATCGACGCGCCAGAGTACAAAGATGACGGAAGGTTCTGGGACCACGTTCCACCTAACGTTGAAGATGATTACATGGTGTTCGAATACACATACAACGAACGACTTCAGTGGCAGATTGCTGGTATCGTAGAAGAGCTCAAAGTAAACCCGGACACAAGACAAGCAATAATTCAAGTGCATAACAGAGAAGTAGACGCATCAAGAATGCGCAAGTTTAGAATACCTTGTTCGATGTCATACCAGTTCATGATCCGAGGCGGAAAGTTAGATGTGATCTACTACCTACGAAGCTCAGACTACAACACACACCTTGCACACGACCTCTGGCTTTGCGATGAATTAAGAAATCACATTGCTAAGGAAATAGGAGTACCACCTGGAATACTCTTCTGTAATGAAGGAAGCTTACACGTCTACAAAAATTATGGAGGGAAGGAAGAGCACATCTTCTAAAGCACTATGTTAAACAAGAAAGAGAAGGAAATGATGGCTTCATTTGAAGCTAGAGTTGAATGGTTCGAAAAGAAAACATCTGAGTTACGAGATGAAGTACGAACTCACAAAGACGAGAAAGAGCAAGCTCAGAAAGAGCTTAAGACATATCAAGACAAACTCATTGGTGAGGTAGGATGGCTACGTGCACTTGTGTCTAGTACGTTCGCACGTGAGACTATGATGAAAGAACCCAATGGTGTAGTACACAGATCTTGGTCTTCTCCAATCGAGGAAACAACCTACAAGAGATGGCCTTTGCCACATAACCACAACAGAGGTTACTAAAATGAGTGAACAGACAAGGTTGAACCGAGATGAATATTTCATGGCACAAGCGCTTATGGCAAGTTTGCGTAGTACGTGCGATAGAGCAAGAGTTGGATGTGTCATTGTAAATGACAAGAAAGTTCTTGCTACAGGATACAATGGTAGTAAATCCGGCGAACCGCATTGCGACGAGGCTGGACATGAAATGGTTGATGGACATTGTGTTCGCACAATTCATGCAGAAAGAAACGCTATATCTAGAGCATGGACTGACGTGCAAGGTGCAACTGTGTATGTCACTCATTCTCCTTGTCGAGACTGTTATGCTTTGTTGAAGGAAGCAGAGGTTGGGAGGATCGTCGCTCTTATACCATACGGACAAGTACCAGATGACGTTGAGTTTGTTCACTCAGCATTCTTAGAAAAGTTACATAAGCTCGGTCTGGAGGTGTTCCCATGACTGAACTGTGGAACTTACTAGACGAGCTAGAAGCTACAAGCGGTAAAGCTAAGCAGGGTGTGTTAAAACGCATCCTCTCTCTTCCAGATGGAGAAGAATATATTCGGTGGGTATTCAATGGAGTTGTGTACGGTTTGAGCGATCAGACTTTAGCTACAACGTTCAATGCGGATATTCGGCCAGACGTAACAATCAATATGATGGAGCAAGCAACCGGAAATGATTCTGAGTTCTCCGCTATTGATCCCAGTCATGTAACAGGTCATGCACTACAAGAGTTCCTCAAAAGTTCATTCATTGATTTTTCCCCTAGAAAAACAAAATGGATAGCGCGTGGCCTGTTGCATGATCTTAAATCTGGTGCAACGATTAAGACAGTCAACAAGGTTCTTCGCTCAATGAAGAAAGAAGAGATCTATGTATTTGAAGTACAGCTCGCAGGAAAGTGGGAGAAAGCAAAGTTCGACTACCCAGTATTTGTAGAAGAAAAGTACGATGGTGTTCGTGCGTATGTAGAAGTCAAAAACGGTAATGTTCAGATCACAAGCAGACACGGTAATTCGCTCTTAGAGAAGTTTCCAAAGATCGCAGCGCACTTGGCCACTTTATTCCCTAAGGAACACGTCATCTTAGACGGAGAGATCGTCAGTACAGACTTTCAACTACTCTCTACGCGTGTTCATAGGAATGAAGCAGACAATGATATACCACTCAAGTATGTAGTGTTTGACTGCCTCTGGTATGGAGAAGACGATGTGTCAAAAAGAAATCAACACGACCGTAGACATTTCGTTGAAGCATGCTGCTACGGAGCAGACGAGGATATTGTATGTGAAAGCAATTTGATCAAAGCTCAGAATGAAGAAGAGCTTGACACGTTCTATAGCGAAATCATCAGTAAAGGTGGAGAGGGTGTGATTGTAAAGAACTTGGACAAACCATACGAATCTGGATCGAGAAAACATTGGTGGAAAAGGAAACCGAAACACACAGTCGACCTAAAGATCTATGATTTTGAAATGGGTAACGGTAGAAAGTCCAATGTAATTGGCAGTCTTCATTTGATAGATAAGAGTGAAGAGATCAAGTGTAGAGTTGGAAGCGGACTTTCAGATGATTGGAGCCAAACGCTTACAGAAATGCATGAGAAAGGAGAGCTCATTGGAAAAATCGTAGAGATTGAATACTTTGAGATAACTCGCACAAACGGAATCCGGTTTCCAAGGTTCATCACCTTACGAACAGATAAGTCTGAACCAGATCGGATCCAAGTAGGTTGATCAAGATGACAAGAGTTAAATGTCCTGGAATACGGAGAAAAGATGGAAGCTCAGCTGGATGTGGTAGTAAAGTTTTCAGACTAGATGATACAGCAACAAGGTTAGAAGTACAGTGCAACAAGTGTGGTAATCTCATGCTTGGATTCGATAAGAAAAAACAAGGCGATGGGAACACAAAGCAGCGAGACGAGATTTAGAAACAGTTTAAACTATTCTTTTAGAGAGAACCGCGACGCAATCTGGTTTTTAAAGCTCCAAGTGAATGTACACGCACACACACGGAATGTTGCAGACTTCTTAATTCACACACGTGATCTACATGCAGTTGAGATCAAAGAGATAAAGAAGAGCGATCGCTTTGCATTCAAGAGGCTTTCACAAGATGAAGAGCTTAGCATATTTCACAACCCAATACAGAGGCGGAAGGGTTGGGTGTTGTTGAATTTCTGGAAAGGTAGGATGACGAAGAGTCCTTCTTTTCTAATACCATACCCAGACTTCGTAAAACTGAGGAATTCTGTTAACAAAAAGAGTGCAAACATTAAGGATATTCGTGCACTCTTGCCGCATACTGAATTACAAAATAATGGAAAGTACTGGGAGCTGTACGGGTGGTTCGTATGAAGTGTGAAATTTGTGGGGAAGAATTTTCACATAAGCGTTGGAACCAAAAGACGTGTTCGAAAAAGTGTAGCCGAGCTCTTCAGACAATTCGAGATGTAGTAACAAAACACTCAAAGAACGAAGAACGTTTGAAGAAGATCAGAGAAGAACGTAGAAAATGGAGAGAGCAGAATTACATCAAAGCACGGCAACTATCACATGAGTGGAGTAAGAAGAAGAGTGAGGAAATGAAAGCGATTCAAAGAGGTCTTGAGCAGATTGACCCAGATGAATTATTGAAAATGGTGAAAGAGCAGATGGAAGTAGAAAAGAAGAAATGCAAATTTACATCCTGGATGTTGAACCCAACGAAAGGCTACCCAGTGCGATTCATTGTCGGAGAGCGCCCAGGTGAGAGACCGGCTCATATGATAAAAAGCAAATGCTGGACTGTCACGAGATCAGGTGAGTTAATGTCGAAGGGATTAGCAGGATTGAATAATGTTTGGATGACGAATATCATTCTCAATGAGACGAGAACCCAAGACGGAATCAAGAGACTTCAGAAAGAAGCCGATAAGCATAAACCAACGATGATCATTTGCCTTGGAAAGTTTGCGGCTAAGCATGTCAAGAAGATCAAGACTGGTGCGGAGATCATTGAGATGCATCACCCTAGCTACATGCGCCGTTTCAAGCCAGATAAGATCACCGAGTATTTATATAAAATACGAGGCTTGCTTTCTAAGGCCGTTTAAAGCCGCGCTAATGGACGCGATTGTTTATCCATGTGTTACCATTGGGGGGACCCGTTGCGTCCATTATACCTATTCTTTTCTATATGGTTAATGTATACATTAGGAATAATCAAGTGGATCCATCAAGAACACCCTCCGAGAAAGGTTTATATATACCAATAGAGGAGTATATTTATGGCACACGCAAGCTCAATGGAAAGACTCAAGAAGCACATGAAGAAGCTTCGAAAGCAAGGGAAGCACAGAGATCGAGGGAAAGCACGAATGACATTGGAGAGTCGATATCTGAGTCTGAAACATGACAAGGAAAACAACCAGTTGCCGCCGTATCGATTCAAAGAACTCGAGAGACTCGAGCAAGATCTTGCTCAACTCAAGAGGGAAGAGCTCGAAGAAAGACATGCTGAATCAAAAGCTGAAAGAGAGTTTGCATTCGAAAAAGCTTCAGAGAAATTGAAAGAGCAGCTTGAGAAGAGAGCCATCAATCTATCAGCATTAGATGGGCTCGTTGAGAAAGACGCGATCAAAAGATCAAAAAAGAAAGTACGTCGTGCTGAGAAGCAGATTGCTAAGTGGCAAGAAAAGAAAGAAGAAGCAAAAAAAGAATTAGATGATTTCTTAGAGAAAATTCATTCTCTGTCAAAGTGAGCACGAATTACATCGATCCATCTCTTCGCTACTGAACGAAAGATCGGGATGATTGCCGTGACCAATTCAACGATTTGTAGAACGAGGTTATAGATCTGTTTGACCATGAACCAGATATCAACCACGAGGTCTCTGGTTTCAAGGTATGTGTCTTTAACTTCGGCCCACAGATTAGCGAAGTAGTTCAAGTCAACTCCTTTCACTGCTTCAGCATGATATCCGCTTTTTACCGTTTTCATTTTTTGTTACCTCCATTGTGTTGCACAATCTGTTTCATGTGCCTTTGCGCTTTTGAAACTTCCTTCATCATCTTTGGTCTAAATTTCTGGTCTCCCGGGCTGATGCTGGCATAGATGAAGTAAGTTAGTGCTACGATCAATAAAATCTTTGGAACGATCAGAATGCAAGGAATCTTCATTATCTCTGAGATATTTGGGCTGAATATACCATATTCCGAAGTCGTTACTGTCATGAAAAACGTTGTGTCTATCAAAACCGCTATCAGCAAAAGCCACACGCCTCTGATCACGCTCGTCTTCTTCATCTCGAAATAGGCTTTTCCGTACAAATATACTGCTATCAACGCTGCAATCATTACGGTGAAATATACACCGAGAACTAGTAAATGCGGTATTCCGAATTCTATCATTGTCATTGATCTCTTTCATAATCTATCCTGGAATAAAGAAGGAAGCGATCTTCGGAGCACCTAGAGCTACCATCAATGCTCCAATCAATATCAAGATCAGCCACCAATATTTATCTGTCAATACTTGTAATTTAGCCATCACTGTGTGATGATTTGTTTGGTCTCGTTCAGCATGAAGAATGTTGTGATCATTCAGTGTTTTCAGGTTATCTTTGAGGTGCTCAAGTGTTTGCGCTGTTTGCTTTTGAGCTTGGCTAATTTCTCCGATGGCTTGAGCGATCATCAAGTTTGTATCTTGTTTGGTTGCCATCTATCTAATCGTGCCAGTCCACGCCTCCAAGAAATTCTTTTGTAAGAGTTTGTAGCTTACCCAACCATATCCACTCTTACCCCAACGAGTCCCCCAAGAGTTCTGGAATAAGATCGCTCCAGTTGTTCCGTCAGGATTTGGATGTGTATCGTCGTAACCACAAGCTAAGAGTGCATGTCCTCCAGCATTCCTACCAGTGTGCGGAACGTCTCCACTTCTTGGTGTATTGAAGATCGTGTCATACACAAACATTCCGAATGCAACCGGCTTCTCTTGAGCTAGTGCAGTCTTCATACCTTCAACACTATACACTCTGTTGTAGCTCTTCAATCTCCATAAACCTGAGAACCAAAACGCTATTCTTGCAGGATCATCATTATATTTTGAAGTTTTATACGGCCATAATTGCTCTGGTGTAATTCCAACATTCTTACAAACCTTTGCTCCATCTCGTAAGAATTGTCCGCTGTCTTCTGGGTATTGACCACCGTACGCATCTTGTCTAACGACATAGTAGTGAAACAATTCAGAAAGAGGCATATCATTCCAACTGATGCTATCCTTCTTTGCAAGATGTTCAGTCAAACTAGCAAAAGCATGCGAACCGCAGGATCCAATTGTGCCTTGATCCTTCACTGAAGGATTCCATTCACTAAGATCAACATTTTGAGGAAGCTCCGCTGCAGCTACAGCTTTCAATGCATAGATGTCATCTCGATCGTCTTTTGGACTTGCCTTTACGTTCAAGATGTATTTCTTCGTATGTTCAATCTCTCTGCTGTGCTTTCGAAAAGGTTTAAGCACGAGTGAGATGATTGATCTTGTTAGTTTTCTTATCATAGTTCTACACTCCAAGTACGACTACACTTTCACACACAATATCTTCCGTGTCGTCGTTCTGTCCTGTCAACTGAATGTAATTCAAGTTCGAAAAATCTAAGTCGCCTGTATCAAGCATGTACGTAACAGTCCATCCTACATCAAAGAAGCCGCTCGCACTACTTCCATCACGTACAATTGTCTTGTATAAAGTATTGCTAGCGAAAGCTGCGTTCTCACCTGCTCTTAGGCGTATGGTGGCGGTGTTGTTATTGTTCAGGCTGGCGTGTCCTGTGGCTATAACGATTATTCTGTCACTGACGGCGTCCGCAGCCACTTGCACTTCACCTATCTTTGATTCAGTGTTGCCTCCAGCAGTGCCTCCTGTTTGATCCTGTCCAACGAATCCTAATCCTCCTGCTATAGCTGCAAATCCTGAACCACTTCCAAGCTTCAATTCAGAATCATCGCTATCGTAGTAGATAACTCCTGCTGCGTCTGCTGGTGCACTTGCAGTAGGTGTTGGTTCGAGCTTGATCGCTCCTTTAACTATTCTTGTCATTAGATTGTCCTCCCGTATAAACGAATGCTGCCGTTGAATAAGCCACTTCCTGATTCAGCGTAAAAGGAAAAGCTTGCAATTTGAGTACTTCCACCTATAGCTATCTCACTTTGCACGAGCTGTTCGTTGTATGACGCAACTCCTTCACCAGTAAGTTGACCCATACCAGGAATTCTTCCTTTCGTATTATTCCAGAATGTGTGGTGTCCTATAACAGGAATCAACGGGGTACCATCAATACGACCCATCTTTATCTGAGTCTGGCTTGTTTGTGTTGAAAACCCACTTGAGGTTGCAAATCGCTGACTGTAAATTGTAGTACTAAGGCCATTCACTCGTAGAGCAAACACAATCACGTTGCTGTTGCTATCCCACAAGTTCCATTCAATTCTGATCTCGTCGTAAGCAGTATAATCTTCCGCTGTATTTAACGGACCAGATGCTGCACTGGGAGTAAGTTCTTCAACAAGAACCCATCCGAAAGCGTCTGCCTTCACCGGTACTGTTGCTCCGCTATCTCTGTATTTCAATTGTTCGTCTGTACTGTTGTACCAGACTTGTCCTTCAACAGGTGATCCAGGATCTGATGATTGATTGCTAAGTAGGATGTTTGTTCCAGCGACGTCTCCAGTAGCATTCACATCGCCTGTTACTTCTTTATCTCCGCGTGTTTCTACCATTATTATACCTCCTTGTCATAAAATCTTCCTGCTTCTTTTTCTTCAACAAACATCTTATGAAGCATAAGTCTTCCATCATGAAGATCATCTGGAGTTGACTCGTTATCATCTTTGTCAATTATAGTGAGCACTTCACTTTCTTGTTTGAAAACAATACTTTCAGATGGAGTCTCTCTTCCAATCCATGTTTCGCTCCAGTCAGCTGGCTCTTCGTCGAGTACTTCACTCCATACTCCAAGCAAACGTTCTATGAGCACATCATCATTGCCTGTGTCATCTAGACTGTTATCAACACAGGCAGTTCGTAACTCCTCTGTGCTGAATGCTAGAAATCCTTCTTCTGCCATCTTTATACCTCGTAGTGAACAGCGTAGCCTGCGTTGCCTCCACTTCCTCCGTTTACGTTTTTCGTTCCTATGTCTGTTGGCGTAACCAAGACGATTATTCCACCGCCTCCACCTCTTCCGGCTCCGCCATTTCCAAATAATCCATTACCGGCATAGTACGAAGTTCCTGAGCTACCATTTCCGCCGTTGGCGTTGAACGTCGGACTTGGGCTGCCTGATTCTGCCTCTGCATACAAGTAGATGTAACCGCCTGCTCCACCGCCTGAGCCTCCTGTTCCAGCAACTCCAGCAACAGATGTAGAAGCTGAGCCGTTTCCTCCGTTCAGGCCATTTCCGCCTGCGCCTCCAAGACTGCCTCCAGCACCACCGCCTCCACCACCAGGATAACCTCCTGATGTGTGGGATTCACCGATACCACCGCTTGAGCCACCGCCTCCAGCGAACAAACCCCAAGTTCTTAGGTCGATTAACGCCCAATTCAGTACAGCGGCTGCCTCTCCGCCTGAACCGCCTGTGGGACTCGAAGCACCTCCAGCTGCACTCGCTCCAACGAGGGCTCCTATGACTGTGCTGGGCGCTACTCCTGGGTTTCCTCCTGGCCCAGCGTTATCACCATCAATTGCGCTAGGGGCGGTGCTGCTAGCGGCAGCACCTCCGTTAGCGTTGAATACGCCGTCGCCGGCATACGTTGCGCAAAAGATGTTCAGGTTACCTCCTCCATCTCCAGCGTCTCCGCTAGCAGCGTTTCCTTTGTTAGTATCTGCTACGCCTGCCGCTCCTGTTCCAGGTACTGTGGATGCTGTGATGGCACCGTTGTTCGTGAACGTGCCAGTACATTGAATGGTGACGCCTGATTTTACTGTAAGCGTGTACGTAGCGTCAATCGTCAAGTCAGTGTATTGCTTACTTTCTGAAAGCGTGGTATTCGAGCTTATAGTAACTGCTCCGTCACTTCCATCTCCAAGAGAAGGTACAAATCCAGCAGCACCACCTAATGCTTCAAATGTTGCTCCGTCGTTACTAATCTTCATCTCACCATCGTCGCTATCGTAATACATTGCTCCTTGTGCTGCTGTTGGCGCACTCGCTGTTGGAGTAGGCGTCATCAACAGACTACTTCTATTCTCTACCATTAGTCTTTCCACCCCCATACAACCATACGGGTTTTTGTTGTGAAGTTACCTGCGCTCTTCTGGATCTTGAAGATTGTTATATCTCCAGTGCCAGTCCACATTCCGGTGCTAGTATACCCGCCCCCATTTTGATCTCCTGATCCTCCAAGATGTGAGATCAAAGCTCTATCCGAAGCGATTTTAAAGATCTCAATCATGGCTGTAAAGTAATCACTACCATTACCTTCAGTGTGTATTCTATAATCTGAACCTGTTGCATCATTCGCTGTCGCTGTTGTGTTAGACCATTTGATGTAGTTCTGTTGGTAATTAGAACCAGAATCTCCATTAATTTCTAATCCTACTCCAGCTGTTGTTGCATCAAATTCGCCGTAAATTTGAATTCGATAATTCTCATATGCTTCAGTCAAAGTAGCGCTGCTCAAACTTGTAGCTGCACCACCACTTAGATCAGTGTCGCTTATCTTTACCCAGCCGCTTGCTCCAATCGGTTCTGATGTTGTACTGTTGCGTACTTTCAACACTTCGTCTGTGCTGTTATACCACAACTGCCCTTCAACTGGTGAGACTGGATCAGTAGCTTGCGAAGCTAGGACTACAGTCTCGCCTGAAATGTTCCCGGCGTTGTCAACTTCGTATTTCGTTCCCATCTATCTTTCCTCCTTATCCAAGTATCACCGTGCTTGTGCCGTTATACCCTTTGAATTGTTTATCAGTACTATTGTACCAAATTTGTCCTTCGGTTGGTGTTCCAGGATCGCTTGCTACGACTCCAAGAAACACACTTCCGGTAACAGTGACGTTAGCTAAGTTTAACGATCCACTTACGTAGATGTCTTTCCATTTGTATGTGCCGCTTCCAAGATCATATGCGTTGTCTGTGTCTGGTAAGAAATCACCAGATCCGGCTCCTGGAGTTGATGTCTGTGCACCGCCTTGAACTTCAACTGTTCCTGAAGTAGCTACTCCAAAGTCAAGTTGCACTTGATTCGCATTCAAAACAGCAATATCACCAACGATTGCATCTCCTGATCCATCATAGATCATTACAGAAGGAGAGACGGTGTTCAAACTATGCGTCACTACTACTGTAGTCTGACTTGTGAATGTTGTGCTGTATCTTTTTACTCCGAGCACACTACCAATACTAACGACTGCTCCTCCAACTACAACAATCTCACCGCTTGTAGCGACGCCGAATGTCACAGTCAGATTATTCGCATCAGTTAGAGTAACGCTTGTTGGTTCAACAAGCTGATCTGTGTTATCAAACACTTGTACAGCAACATATTTCTGTCCAAGATTGTGATTCACAGCTACACTTGTTTGGCCTGTAAAGCTTTCAGAGTACATAGCACTGAATCCAGTGTATGTTCTTGTAGCGTTTGGAATACTATGCACAACGACTGTTCCGGTTGTTGCAACAAGGAATGTGACTGTTACGGTATTCGCATCTGTAATATCAATTGTGTCTGGAGTGATCTGCTCGCTATTGTTATCATATACTTGCACGATCGGATTGCTGTCATTCAGATTGTGTGTGACTACAACACTTGTTTGCGAAGTGAAGGAATCAGTGTATTTAGATCCGGTCGTACTTCCAACAACTCTATCAATGTCAAGAAGTAATGTAGTTGCACTGATTGCTTCTCCGATCTTCACAGCGATAGCGGGCGGTGTTGTTTCCAAACCTCCAGCTACTGTATCAGATAGATAGTATGTTTCTCCTGGTGTAAGTCCTGAAAGGAAATCTACTTCTCCAAAGAGAGTGACATCTCCTGTTGAACCAGACACATTGTCAATTATACCAACTGCTCTACTCGTGTCGACTGAATTAGCTTGAGCTGGTACAAAGTCTGAGCCGTCAAATGTAACAACGTCTCCATCCGTACATCCAGATTGATCTACTCCAGTAATGACAGTGCCAGTTCCTGTTCCACCACCTCCTCCAGTGTTAATGATTCGTTGATCGAAGATGTCAGCGTTCACAATACTTGTAGCGCCGTCATCTACAAAAACACGAGCTAAACAGATGTAAGTTTCCGCGTCATAACTAGGGGTTTTCGGTACAGAAGCAGGTGTACCAGTAAGCACACTTACTGTTCCAGCTACATTAACAAGTACAAGATCGTATCGATCAAGACTTGGGTGAGCGGCAGCTATGGCATAGTTTCCACCTGCTACAGCAATTGCTCCAGTTCCGTTGAATAGGATTGTACCTGCTGCTACATCGACGCTCATATCAGCGCCGCCGCTTTTCTCTGTTACTGCGCATCCAGTTTCAACAGCATAGTTGAGTTGCAGAGCTACATTATTCATGTCTGGAGCGAAAGCTCTTTGGTCCGGATTGAATTTCATTACCATTTCTTAATCACGCTCTTGTCCATGTAAATATGAATTTTACATTGATCGGGGTAGCAGCAGTCTTTGTAAAATCAATATTGATCCTATTGAACATTACTCCAGCAGCTGCAGCATTGAACACGCCGACCTCTCTCCAAGTTGCTACCGCTTCTGCTGCGGAGAAGTCAGTTTCTATTTCGAGAGTATTCAGGTTCGCATTAACTACAGTCGCTGCATTTCTATCGATCTCAGCATACAATGCTGAGTCAGTCGCCGCAACTGTAACATTACTTGTACCAACAGCAATCCATCCTAATGCTGCTTGTGTGTTATCTTTCATTCTGTCTGCAATTAGTTCAAGGCCGTCATCTACAACCATATTCTCTGCTTGATGCAAAACCTCGCCTGTTAATGCATTCCGAATCGTAAGTTGACCTTTGATGATCATTCCGGACGTTGTGTCTCTCCATTGATTTAGTTTGAGTTTATCCAAACATATCAGCTCCGTCATAACTACTTACATCCAAGATAAACGATGTGCCAGGTCCTGGTGTAGTAATGCTAACTTGATCTGCAACAAGAATATCATCTTCAGCTAGACCAAAATTCAATTGTGTAGTGAGATACACTCCAGCTGCTTTTGCATTCTGTACTGAATTTATAGCCGTTTGAATCAGATCAATTGTATCAATTGTAAACGTCATTTCAGCAAGAACTTTCAAAGGATCGGTTGGGAAAGTCTCTGTGATCACAATGTTCGTATCAGGAAGTCCGGTTGTTGCGGTGAAAGCAAGAGTCAGTCCAGGGATCGTTCCTGAAGCAAGGAATGCAGATCGTGCAGCTTGAATACGAGCACGATAATTTGCATCTGGTTCGCCTGGTAGCCTTCCTAATCTAAAGAGAGCACCAAGATCTTCGAGCTCTGTGCCAATTGCTGTACTGATGAATACTGAAAGTTGTAAATTCGCTGATTGTACATCGAATAAATCAAGCTCTTGCGCGACTGATAACATCCATCCATACGTAGCACTACCTTCATGGATGCTCCACCAATGCGGAAGTCTTTGTATCATGTCGTCGATTCTTGCCATTGTATTATGAGTATTGTTGTTTGTGTTTATTTAAAAATAACCTCAGACACTAATCGTGAGCGTTCCAGCCTTTGCTACTTCATCGACATCGATTGTAACATCAGCAGCTGGTACAGTCAAAGTGCTATTTGATACTCCCTCCGTTTCTTGTATGATCCGTATAAGCTCTGATCTGAAGATGTCTATTCCTACATCAAGCGTATTCAAATATGTCCTTAGCGCGCTTTCTACCGCTGTTAAAACAGTCGCTGTACTTGCACCACCTTCTACTACAATCGTTGCTGTCACATCAATTGTCACAACAGTTGGTTCAAGCACCGTCACGATCACTCCTGCAGCTCTTGTATCTTCGATCGCATCATCAACATCAGACAGTACACTTGCTGGTAGTGGAGATTGTGTTCCTGACACAAATACCTCTACATGCCCAAGCCAGTCATAGTCATAATCGACAAAGAAGTCGGTATCATCATCTGGGTTATCTCCACCGCCTTGCCAGACAATCTGACTCGATGAATCAAGTACGAAGTCAGTGTTCTGAACGAAAGTGTGTCCTGGTGTCGCTGACAATGTGCCTTCTACATCGAGCGTTGCTGTATCTTGCGCGACTTCAAAGTCAAGTTTGTATGTATCAGTGGCAATTGCATATCGGTGCACTTCGTCCGTTGCAGTCTTTCGTGGTAGGTCATCGACTGTGACTGAAGTAATCCCGTCCACTGCTAAAACTGCTTGACGAATTGCACTGGCTGTTGCTTTTCCTGCAAGACTTGATTCTTGGATGCGATCGCGAAGTTCGTCATCCGTCTCAATATCTGTTCCGCCTTCTGTTGCTTCGTAGTTGTTGACCGCGTCAACACTCGGAATACTCGATACCTTGAATACGATCTTGTTTGCACCAACATTATATTTTGCTCCGACATCTTCACTGATGATTGGAACTTCTTTCGAAAGCGGTTTGTAATCAACTAAGAATGATGTGCCATCGTCTGGAACTGTTCCTGTTGTTATGAATTTGATTGTGTCTCCTGAGTAGAGTGAACTATCCCCAAAGAACCAGAAGTCCATCTTCACATCACCAGATGTGAGGACGTCTCCTGCAAGATTTGTGTAAATATCGATCTTGATAAAGTTCGTTGCTGCAACACTTGGAAAGCCTGTTTGTGTAAGTTCAGTGTCTGTCCTGTCAATGAAGAATCTATAGAAACTTCCGACTGCATCAGCTAGGTCGGAATTTGAAAAACTCAATGTGTATGCATTAGTCGCATCTCCACCAGAGCCATATGTAATTTCAATCCTGTCAATCTTCGCAAGAGCTGTGTTATCAATGATCTTCAAACTTAGGTGCATATCTTTATCAGTACCGTCTACAACAGTTCCAAGAACTTTCTCATAGCTTGCAAGTGTTGAGCTGGTTCCAGATTTACCAAGATCTAATGAATTTGCACCTTGAATAAAGTCAACAGCGTCAAGAGCATCAGCTGTTGCATCTGCGCTCTCTGTCCAATTAGCTGTCTCACAGTCATCAACGAGAAGAACAGCATTTGGATCGACTATCAATTGATTCGAGACTGAGGAGATTTCGTAATCAACACCTTGAGTAAGAATGGTACCGGGAGTAGCACTTACCGTTGCTGAAACTTGCTGAACGCTATCAATAAGTCGTTCATCCATTGGATAGTAAAGTAGACCGTCAACATAATCATGTGATTCTGCATCAATGTCAGCATCAAATATCGTATCACTAGCTACTAGGAATCTGAGTTGCTCCTCACCTGTATTTGGCTGAGTAGACACGATTGAATTAGCAGAGATTGTAAAATCAGCTCCTGCAACTTGATTTCTAATGAAAGACGCAAACCCGGTTGAGTTCGTTCCGTCTTTTCTATCAACTCCAACAAGAAGACCTATCTCTTCTAGATCTGTTCCGATAGCTGTACTAACTCTTGAGCCATCGTAGATATTTTGCAATTGATCGTAAAGCAAACTGATCTCTTGTGCAACAGCTTCAAGCATCTGGCGCATGATACCTCCTGCGTTCCCGTCAGTGACGTCATTAATATTGTTGAACACGTTCAGCAATAAATCGCTGATGATGTCGTTCAGTGGTTTGACTGTGAATTGTACCGCTGCCATTATACTACAAACCCTCCTTGTTGAATCTTCTCTTTCAATGCTTTCTTCAACTCATCTGCAGGTACATTTAGATCACGTAATCTAAATTCCTTTTCTAAATGTCTGAAGTAAGATGGAGTAGAGCATTGCTTACCTTCAAAGTGCGATCTCGTCGCATGAATGCTTTCGATAATTTTTTCTTTCATGTTTATCCACTCAGTATTGTGCTTGTGTCAGTGTTGATCGTGCCAAACTGATTCTCCTCTCCAGTTAATCCGAACGGAAACACAATGTTCAAAGGCTCTTCTGAATTGATTGGAGTGACAATAATATCAATCGATAATACCTTCATTGAGGAATCAGTGTATGTTACAGATATTGAATCGATTGTATCAATACGTGGCTCTTGTAACAACGCTTCCCTGACATGCTGTCTTGCTAATCCCAATGTGAATTCATTCGGAATTGTTCCAATAAGATTAGGCAAACGTGAACCGTAATCTGGGTGTAGTGTTAGTTCGCCACGAATCGTCCGTATTCTATTGATGATTGCTTGATTCAAGTTCGACGTTCCGATTGCTTGCTTGAAATCATTATTCGCACCTATCTCTGTGTCATCTGTGCTCACTACATTCAGAAGAATGTCTATTCCAAGTCTTTGTTCAAACGTTACTGCCATCTCAAGTTACCTGCACGAAGGTGTTTATACCCGCTCCGTCTACTTCTGTTGCGTCTCCTGAAAACGAATCTCCGATCAAAACCATAGCTTCACCGTCTACAGTCACGGATCCTTGAGCCAAGGTATCCGGTGAGTAACTATGAGCCAGTGGAGTACCGGGAGTGCAAGGAGGGTTAAGATGAGAAGGTATTTCCATCGTACCATCATCCACCATAACAAGTTCTGACTCAATGCTGACGAAAGTGTTAGAGCCAGCATCAAGAGTGCCAGCAACAACGCCAGCACATACCGAACCCGAGTGAGTTGATGTCCCTTGATCTGTTGCAACGAGTACCATCGCGGTTTCCTCATATATTTTATATTTGATGTGGTTTTGGAGCTATTTAAAAATAATCAAAACGTGATTGGAGTCTGTGTGTAATTCACCGTCACGCCCGCTATCGTCATAGCTCCCGCGGAATCTACATGGATCCCGTAGCCGTCCTTATTCAAGAGCTTGAAACTACCATCAGCGTTGATTCGTAGTTTTGCACCTCCATCAAGATCTCCAGCATTTGATGCTTTGAGTATGATGTCATTGTTTGCGCTCATGAATATGATTGATCCGAATGAAGTGTTCGTGAGTAAGTATTCTTTCTCTTGAATGACTGGAACACCATCCGGACTCTGTGTGAAATTGTCGATCAAGCTACCAAGTACAACTGGTGTTTGACTGTCAAGACCGACGAAACCAACCAAGACTAAATCGTCAGTAGCCGGTAATTTGAATGTGCCTTTGAAATCTCCCATTCCAAGACCGATGATTTGAACGTCATTGTATGCTATCTTCTGTTTATTCAAGTGTCGAATGTTGACAGTGTATGTGTCTTCATTTGTGTCTGTGACTTTAAAGACTTGCAGTCCTTGGTTCCGTACCAGTTCCTGGCTGATCATTCCTCGAATGATCTTTGCTAATGAATCAATGTTTGCTATCATGAGAAATTACCATTCCAATTGACAAGTTGGTCATCCAACTTCTCTCTGATTTCCAGAGCGTCAACATCAGCGATTCCAGTATTCGAGATGACTATATCTTCTGGGAAAGTATCAAGTGAGTTTGCATATCCTGTTATCTGAGCACTGACATCATCTTTCGAGATCGTCCACTCAAGAGTCTTGATGATCCATACCTGGTTCGTTGTAAATCTATCGTTGTCATTGATTGTGAAAGGTTGTCCGATATGCATTGCTGGATCAAATTTGGTTCTAAACTTGATTGCGTAATTACGAGTAATCTCCAAGAGCTTTTGTCTTGCAACTTTCTGACAGTCTTCGTCACTTGTAATATCTCTATTCTCAAATGTAAGATAGTTGTAGCTCTCTGGTCCTGGAGCGTTTCCAGCACCAGCATTCAATTGTACCATCACTGGATCTACAGCCATTCCAAAATGCGGATAGAAACCAAGTACAACAACAGAATTGATATTGTTTGTGAGATCGCCGTAATCTAATTCGTATGCATTTGTTCCCAACTCAAATGACCAACTATTCACATTCAAGAAATCATCTTCTCTCGCACTAAGCAAATAGAACGGTGTAAGCACAAGAAGCGTTCCGTCGCCTAGTTGATGGATGATGAGTGCATAATTCTCTTTGATATTTGACAATACATCTTTCAAGTTCTTCGCGCTATTGATTTTCACAAAAAGAGTGTTAGCATCTACATCACGAAATTCAACTCTTGGAATAATCTCGTTGGTCTGTGAACTGAATGCTAATTGCAATACTCCAATGTCGTCGGGGTTTAACTCCGTTCCAAGTGTTGAACCAACCAATAAGTTTTGTAGCTCGCCTTCCTTTCTTTCAAATACCAAAGTACGTTCCTCAGCAAGCCCTAGTGTACCGTGCGCTTCAATCTCATACGGTATAGAATCCTTGCCCTTTGCGAGCTTAATACTCTTTATGAAACCGTAAAATATAAGATCTAAATCCTCAGGTATTGTAGTGTTTGGAACAACTTCTCCTTCTCCATACTCCCTGAAGTACAACTGTACAGTGTCATATTTTTTCAATCTGGTTAGATCAATATCTTGCTCTGAAACATTCTTCTGTCCAGGAAGTAAATACGGAAGACTAAACGTAAGGATGCCATGCAGCTCATCAATATCAAACGCACCACTAAAGTTGTAGCCTTCAGTTGTTTCGATTGAGTTATCTCCACTTCCAATACGAAGAATTTGTCTAATCGCCATTAGCAGATACACCCCGCTTTATTCGCATGAATCTCTTCACGTATCTTTTTACCTTCGGGTTTATACCAAGTAGACATTAGCTTACCGCATTTTTGACACGTATTCACCAAGATCTTGCTCTGCAGTTGAATTCGTTTGCTCATACTAATATATTCCGATCACGAGCACGTTGCTTGAGCAATTCTGACGGTTGAAAATTCACAAGTGATAAGCTACTCTGCTTAACGTTTGCTTGACGGTACTCCGTCAACGTCATCTCAAATGTGATATATCTCTGCGTGCCTTGTGGAAGTCCTCCTGAAAATGAACTGATGATATATCTTCCTGTATCTTCACTGTCAATTGGTGAATCTAAATTGATAGGCGTTCCTGCATTACGAAGCCTTTCTATGATAACCTTCTTCTGGTTTACATCGATCGCATCTGTTCCAAGCAACTTACCTGCTAGAACAACAGCAGTGTTCTTTCTCCCAGTAGTGATAACTGTTCCGCCGTCTGATCCAGGCGCTTCATACACAATAGTAGCTTGCTCACCACCGAAGCTCATACTCTCTACTACGGAAAGCTCAATGATTGTGTTGTCATTTGTTCGTATTCTAAATTTCGTCATATTCTACCTACAATGCTGCATTCTGACTAGACAGCATACCTCCAAGTGTATTTGCAAACTGCTTCCCGCCAGCTCCACTGATCTCTCTACTTGTTTGCACTGTAATGTTCGGATTATTGTTGATCACTCTGCTTGATGTATTATTGACAGAAGTAACAGGTCTTCCAGCTGGTGATATCCCTGCTGCACCTGGAGATACATCTTTTACCTTTATCTCTTTCTCCTCGTCTCCTCCTAAGAAATTACTGATCTTTTCAAAGCCTTCAATTAGGAATTTGAACGGTTTGAGTAATGCTTCCAACACTGATTTCAACATCTCAAAGTTATCCTTCACTCTCTGAACGAAGTTCTGTACGAACTTAAGCTTCATGAATTTTCCGACCCATCCAGCGAGTACCTTTCCAATTGCCATACCAACTCTAAACATCAACTTCATTGGAGTAAGTGCAACTTTCAAGACGAACCCGACGATCTTACCAACAACACGAAGTGTATCAGCAAGAATACCGAAGACATCAACAAGACCCATTGCTTGTGATTGTCCTTCAGCTAGAGGTGCAAATATTTCATTAATCACATCCAAGATCGGATCAATGATAGCGAATACTCCATCAAACAATCCACCAAGTAGTTTTCCAACACCTTTTAAGATTGTGAAGAGGGGAGTGAAGATGAGTTTGAATAGAGGCCCAAGCTTCTGAAGAGACTTCTGGAAATTGATCATCGTCTTTCCAAACACATCTCTGAAAACACCCATCAATCCAAACACTTGTTTCTGAATGCCGCCAATGTTCAAATCCCAAATCTTTTTGAGCGTGAACACTGCAGCTACAATACCAAGAATAGGGAGGGCGATGCTGGCCAGAACTGGAATCAGTGCACCAGCGCTTGTTGCTATACCACTGAAGATAGTGGGGATATTCTTTAGCATCGCCGTCGCCCCTCCGGAGAATGCTTTGTGGAAGTTCTTACCGAACGTCGCTATGTTAGTGGAGAAATTCTGGAAGAACCCAGAGAAAACAGAATCTAGTGATTTACCATCTTTCGTCAATGTAGCAAACGCTTTATTGAAGCGGCCCATTGACATGTTCATATCATTCAACCTATCTAACGGTCGTCTAAACATTGGTGATAGTAATCCACCAATAAGAGGGATCCTACTGATGACGTCTGCTAATTGATCTCCGCCATGACCGACAAGTTCATTGAATGCTTCTTGCTGATCGTTTACATCTTGCAATCTCCATTCAAGCATTTGCATCTTATTCGCAACACTACCTTCTAGTGCTGCAACCTGTTCTAAAGATGCTCCTGACATTCGAAGTTGCCTAACACTATCTTGAAATGCATCTCGCATTCCTTCAGCTTCTTTCTTCGCTGCAAAGAAATTACTCTGAAGGCTACTTGTCTTCTTCCATAGAGCGTTAGCTTGACTAATGCTCTTACTGAAGTCCATGTTGACTTCGAAGTTTACCACGATCTTTTACCTCTTTCAGCCGTCTTCTTTGTGATCATCTGCGTATTTGATGTATGAGTATGCTTTTAGCAAATCTCTTCTAGTCATTCTCCTGATTTCGTCAGGGGTTTTTCTGTAGCGGAGACTGACGATGAGCTTGAGACGTTCCCACTCGTCTGTTTCGTAGAGCTCATCTGCTCCCACAAAAAAGACATGTCCTCGTCAGCAAACACATTTATTCCATCGACTAATCTCTTCAAAGTACTGATCTTGTATTTCTTCAGATCTTGCTCACCAATCTTTGGTGTCACAAGTGCTTTTGCTACAAGCATCAACCCCTTTGTGAAATCAGATATGTGTTCGATCCGTGATGCTACACGGTCAACCTGCTCATATTGTTCTCCGTTAGGTTCAGCCAACGTAAAGCTTCCCTCACGCGTCTCAACCGTAACTGTACCGTCTGTGTTTAATGTAAGCCATTCAGGCTTAGTCTTTTTGTCTGTCATCTTGTGTTTCCTCTGGCTTCTCGCCTTTATCAAGTTCTTTGACTTTTATCTCGTTCAAATTATGAACTACCATAATCCCATTTCGCGAAGAGTACGTCATTTCCACATGTGGTCCATCTGGAATGACCTCAAGATCTTTGCACCAGTCACCTAGTCGGAACTCGTCCTCAGTGAACTGAAAGATCTTCTTCGTCTTCGTCTTCTCTACCGTTGTTATTTCTCTCATGATTTCACCATCTCGGTTTTGTTGTTTGTGTTCTTTCAAAAAGAAAGAAAAAAATTTAGAGCAGTTGCCAGTTGAGTGCTTTGAACGGTAGCGCGTTCTTTGCATAACCATCTAGTTCTAGACTGTTTATGTCAAAGCCATCAAACTTCGCACCTAGTACTGTGATCGTACGAGCCGGTTCCTTACCTGATACAACTGATGCTGTAATGGTAATTGCTGGCCATACGCCCAAGTCTGGTGGAAAGAGCTCATTCAACGTTTCATTGTCGATGTATGCTCTGTTCAACGTACCGCTTACGTTCTTTTTGCCGTCAACTACTTCTACTCCGTAATACGTTCCTGCTTCGAAAGCAACTTCATTGTCAGCTGATACGGACACGTCCATACCTTCTGCGCCGCCAATGATGTTCCCGTCTACACTGAAGATCACGTCTTTTGCTGAAATTCTTTGATTAACCATTTTCGCTTACCTCACTCACTCACCTGACTGATGTTCAGTGTCACGTTGATGAAGTTAATCGCGAACGTTGGCCTGATTGACATAGTCACCAGTACAGTGTCCGGACTAGAACCTTCAGCTACATCTGTAGCATTGTAAGCCACAATGATCTCGTCAAGTTTATCCTGTTCAAGAAGACCGTCTACTTCTCGCGCCATAATATTACGGATGCGTTGTAGGTTCGGATCTCCAACGAATGGATTGAGTTTGTCAAAGACTTGTGCCTTTACATAGTCTACAATTCTCACGATGTTTACTTCATAGAAGATACTTGACGTATCTGCATCTCGAGTTACTCCTCTTGACGCTTGAATTGATGTTCCAATCTTTGTGATCGGTACAATTCTATTCTGAAGTAGTTGCTCTTGCTCTCCGTTGTTGTAGTACTCTTTACCTGTACTTTGCAATACAGATACTCCTTCAACATTCAACGTCTTATGCGTTGGGCTAATATGAGGCAGTCCGCTTGCTGTTCTTGCTGCATAACTACATGCCAGATATGAGCCGTTGAAGACTTGCTCTGTGCCATCAGCTCGATGTGTGTACTTCAAATTCGGCGCAACTAATGAAAGTCTTGCTCCACTTGCTGTTCGTGCTGAAGCTGTTGCGATTGTTTCATCAATGCCAATTCCTGACATGAATATCGCGAACTTATCTTCTGTTGAAGCTCGTGTGTTGAGCTTACCTACCATCGTAGCGTGGAAGCTATCTAGTGCTTCAAGTGCGTCTCCACCTGGAATAACTAGGATGTCAAAATCCTCATTACTCAAGACGTTATCAAACGCATCTGTGTAGTCTGCTGCTACGAGAGAATCTTCTCCGTCGTCTCCCCCAGACAAAAAAGTCTGTGTGATTGCATCTACAAGATTTGCTGATTCACTTCCTGCTTTCACTGCCACTGATACTAGTTGGCTTGTTCCGTTGATTGCTGCAGCGATTGCCGCGTTCGTGGTATACCCATTACCATTGTTGCTATAGACTTCCAATAGCTGGCCGTCTGTAACTTCAACGGTTCGGGTCGCTCCATCAGCGGTGATCGTTACACCAATGTTATCTCCGTACGTCCCTTCGTAAAGTCCACTGAACGTAAGTACTGCTGCTTCTCCTCCGCTGTTTCCATCAAACACTTCGTCTGATTTGGCAGCATCAGTATCTGCAACACGTACTGCAAGTACAACGCCGGCACCATCTCTATAGAGAAGGTCGAGTCCCTTTGGCAAGCTGATTGTAGCTCCGGATGAGTCTTTGTCATCCTTGAACACATTCAATCCTTGGGAGAAGCTAGCAAGCGTTTGCATGCTTTCTATTGGCCCCCATGTGCTTGTACCAATTATGGCCACGATACCCGGTCCGGCCTGTTCTTGCAACGTCAGAGCTTCACGGACGTCAACTCTTACATTTGGTCTTAATCCCATGTTTTCTTACTCCTACCGTTGTCGGTATACTTGTTTTTTGATTTCTTTATACTCAGATTCGGGCATCACGCCTTTCTGGTCCCACCATTGAAAAAGCAGTGGATCTGGTTTATCGCTATCTTGTTTAGCCCATTCTCCTGCTTTAAACATCTGTCCCGTCTTCTTCGGAGCGGGTTTTGGCTCTTCAGGTTCAGACTCAGATGAATCTTCGGGGACTGTGAGTGTAACTTCCTCTTCTTCTAGAGGTTCTTCTGTTTCTTTCTTTTTCTTTTTGCCCATTTTACCACCTACCATGAAAATCATGGAATGTTGCCGTCCACTTCTGATCCGTCTTCGAGCTGAATCAGAAGATCTTGATTATAGCTACCTATGATTTTCGGTATATCTTCAGTCCACACATTCTTCATGACAATGGTCATGCTTATCTCTCCAGCCCATAGAAAATCATTGTCTTCATATGTTCCTTCGATGTCTGTAATGGTGAAGTCTAAATCCTTGTCAATGAATGACCGTCTATTTCTCATCAATGTATTCTGGATCTTATCGAGTAGCCACATAACCTGAGCTGAATTTTCAACGAATCGTTTTGATCCATCATAGTCTACAACCTCAAGTGCTTTATACTTCGTCTTCTTCGTGAACACTGCAACAGTGACAGGAATCGTGACTATGTTAGTATTGACAGCTCTGACTAATTGTTGAGAAGCATCCTTCTCATATTCTAGAAATTGACCAGCAGTCCACTCTTGGGCGTTCGCAACGCCATGAATGATTGCGATACGAGGATAGTTCTCATCGTTTGCTTCTGGTGTTGTAGGGAAGATCCATTTCCTCTCTGATTCTTTTGGACGCTCTCGTCTCTCAGGGTTAGGATCTAGAACATTAGCGTGTATGACATCATGAACTACTTGCAGGGGGTCGAAGAAAATATTCCTTTCTCTATGTATGATTGCCATCTATTCACGCTCGTTATGAGTCATGGATTCACTCAGTTTTTAGAGTGAAAACATTTTGTTATGATTGTTAGTGGATTCTGACGTATTTAAAAATATTCAACGAAGTGCTTTGAGTTCTTTCTTGAACTGAATTGCTAATTGACGTTGAAATCGCTCATCATTACCAACGTTATTCAAAGTCTTCTTTACAAACTGCCTACCCTCAAAACCCGGGTGTTGTACCTGCTTAGCAAAGAAGTGTTTTGATCCTTTTTGCCAATGCAAAGCCTTAGCATTCTTTGCTCTGATAACGTGAGGATCAGTACCTTCTTCAAGCAATTTTACAATCGAGTATTTTTTATTACGAGTCAATGCTGTATTGACAAGCTTGAATTTACCTGGAGTGCCTGTCTCTTCGACCTTCCAAGAGCGACTCGTGATTCTAGTCTTCTTTGGTGTAGCAGCCTCGAGAGCTACAAGATATGAATTCTCAAGTGCATATTGCAATGATCGAGTCATTGCTCCTTCAAGGGGAGTAGTGGGCATCGTGATCAACTCTCTTTAGTGTAAATTCTTGCCAGACATATTGACCGCGATAGAATGGCTTATTGTGGTTTTGAATAATGAAAACCTCTCCTGGTTTGATACCAAAACATCGTTGGTTCTCATCTTTCAAAAACTTCACGAGATCATCATTCTCGAGATCAACATCCCACCTACAGAAAGCATGAAAGGTTGAATCATTCGTCACAATCCCCTGTCTATCTCTACGATATGCATTAGAATTCTCTGCTTCAATAAACATCTTGACAATACGTCTCAATGTCTCTGGTTCAGTTCGCGTCCCGAAGAAATCTCCGTTGTGTGTGACATCTCTATCTTTACGATTTGATATGATCTCCACATCAACCGCGTTCGCTAGAAAGATCGCTTCAAAATCTTCGCGCATCCGTCCAGGATCAAAAGTCGGAATCTTCTCACATGCATATGTATATGTCATTCGCTATGTCCTCATGGCAAATCTTGGTCTATCTTAAATCTTCCCAACGGGATTGTATTTATGGCAGAGCCAATTGTGACTTGCAATTCAGCATCATAGACGCCGGCGGTATCTAGATCTCCGGCAACAGTTGTATAAGAGCATTCCCCAAGAACAGGATCGTCAAGCGTACATGTTCCGCTGACTTTATTTGTTGTGGTGTTGATCTGTTTCATTTTCAATAGAACAGTTCCAGTAGTTAGATCTACAAGAGAGTCATCATTATTTCTCACAACGAACTCTGGTTTGATCCCGACATCATCAGCGTTCAAATCAGGAAACTGATTGTACGCCGCCCCTTCAAGTATGATTATTGATTTCATCGAGCTTCCTCCATTTCTCACTCATTCCATGCGACCTAAGACTTACTTGCTCTTCTAATTCCATGAGCCGTTTCAACTTTGTTTCAACACATGCGATTTTCGCATCAAGGTTATGCGTCTCAAGATCATACACATATGTGATATGCTTCTGATTCACAACATTCTGCACTTTTGTGATGAACAACCTATCCACATCTTGTAGTGCACCAAAGAACGATCTAATATCGTTTCTGTCCCACGCACTTCTTATGTTCTCCATGCTCTCTAGAAAGAGTGCATATTCATGTGATTTCTTCATGGTGTTCTCCGAAAGTTGAGCGTACTAACAAAGTCTCGAAGATCAACTCTTTGTGGTCTTCGGATTGTTGTGAATGCTGTATATGGGAGTTCAATACTTTGAATGATCTTCACTGCTCTCTTATGATTATCATCAAGAATCTTTTGCATCACATCATAATCGAATGAAACATTCACGCCTCCCATACTCCAACTAGGAATTCCTCTTTGCAAGATCTTGAATGGGACGTTTTCGAAAAGATAATTCACGGCGAATAGCTTATTCAATTGCTTAAGATGAATGTTCATCCATCGCTTCTCTCCAGCAACAGTTGTAGCTACACAGTCAAATTTCAACTTCTCCCACGTCTCATGCCAAATGATGTTCAATCGTTTGTTAGCAGTAGGACGTGCCGTTCCAAATTCAATGACTTGTCTATCTACATCAACTGATACAATATCAGATGTAACATCTGTTCTTGGCCCTGGAACTCCCATCACAGTGTCGAATGGTTCTTCCCAAGCGTAAAAATCATTCTTATCAATTGGTCTATTGTCCAGATTGGAATCAGCAAATGTAAGACGTGGATGTACATCGAGACGATGCTCAGACATGGAAGTTCCTGTTGAATAAATTCTTGGGTTATACAACCTTCTACTAATCTCGCTTGCTCCATATGCAATTGCTTCATCAAGCAAATCATCTCCAACTCCAGTGATGCAAGTTAGAGCACGAAACTCATCCTTCGTGATATATCCGGCGGGGCAATCAGACCAAGTTGGACCGATTGCTTCACTTCTGTTATATTCAAACGCTGCTACACTATTGTAGCAAGCATATTCGTAGTAATCGGTGTCAGTCCCGGTCAGATCCAAATACACAGTGCATTTCTGTGGGTTAGCATAGTCAGTATCAACAGTTGCGAGAAGAGTGTACGTCTCTCCACCATCAGTGCTCTTATAGATTTTCAGTTGATCACAATCTAGCTTCGTCACCCCGCCTTGTGCATATTGTTGAAAAAGTAGACCGGATGTGATAGTCATTCCTGTCACTGGTGTAATTGTATCTATCTCGTGGATCTCAGACGTTTCAGAGCA